CGCCACCCAAAACGCCGCTCCATCCGCCGCCTTGATTCGGTTGCGTGTTGTAACCGCTTTCCCGCGTTGCCAATGGTCGCGGCACGGTCAGCCCCGCCAGGAAGGTGCGCCGTGCCAGTCCTTGCTGCTTCGCGTCATAGGCTGACTGCCCCAAGGCTGCGCCGTAATCCGCCGTCAACCCGCGCTCTGCTTCGCCTTCCTGTGCAATGCGCGCCGCTTCCGTTGTGCCGCCTTGGTTGTATTTGCTGCGGTAACGGCGTGAATTGTTCTCACGGGCGCGGTTGTATTGGCCTTCAAGCGCAGGTTGCAGCGTTTCGGCGGTGTCGCCGTATTCACGCAACGCTGTGATGTCCGCCGTGTCCGGCGGCGTCCAATCCTTGTATGTCGTTTCCCGTTCAAAGGGTAATTTCTTCGTTCCGCTTCCCATATTTCAACACCACATCGGTTTCGGTGCGTTCCTCTTCGTAAAACCCGATGGCGCGCACCAAGCGCAACGCCGCGCGGTTTTGATGACTGATCTGTGTTCGGAGTTGATTGGCTCCCTGGCGCAATAAGGCTTCACAAAAGGCCTTGGCAAAAGTACGCGTCTCTTTCGGCTTCAGCGTGTGTCGCTGGACGTTGGCATGCACCCAAAGACCGCCCGTGCCATCTATTTCAGCGCGAAAACAGGCGACCGGCTGGCCATCCACGCAAACACCCCAATTGATTTCGTAAGCAGGAATGGCAAACTGCGCGACTTCTTCCGGCGTGAACGTGCGCGTGGTAAACTGCAAGGTATGGACAAGGTGATAGCGATAATCGAAGATCGCAAAATTGCGCTAGACAAGTTGTATTATGAATCCCTGGATAAAGGGCTGTCTGATGCTGCTATTTTCTATCAATGTCGCTGGATAGAAGCCGACCATCTCCTATCAAAATTGCGCTCGCTACATACTGCTACGTCGGAGCCACATACGCCGTCACAATCCCTTCAGCATTCACAGTAATTGAGCCATCCGCCCCGCCGCCCGTGATCTTTGCGAGCGGGATCACCGCCCCGGTAATCGCTGGGCTGGCCTTGGCCGCCGCTGCAATCCGCCCGCGAATCGCCGCTGCATCGTTGTAGCCCTTCAAAAAGAACCCTGACGCAAAGGCAAACGTGACGACCGTGCCGACCGTCGTAATCGCAATCTCATTCGTCGTGCCGTTGACGGTGGCCGTCACGAACTGCCCACCTGACGAAATCACAAAGGTTGTGCCCGTGCTCGGTGGCGGCAATTGCTCAGTGCTGACGACTTGCGCGGCTTGCGCCTGGGCAGCCTGGATGCGGCCCATCGCTTCGTCGTAAACGCTTCCTACTAGGCGGTCGAAATCCATTTAGCGGCTGATCAAGTTGGGGTAGCCCCACACGTCGCATTGCGAAAAGTTAGCATCCGCGCCCGTGGAATCCACGCGCACGGAATAACTCTGCGCGTTCGGGATGTTGGTCTGCACTTGCAGATGATGCCCGTTGATGCTGTCAAGCGTGTGCGAAACGGTCGCCGTCCCGGTGGAAGTGTTTACCGGCGCGGCTTGGCCGGGTTGGGCGACGTACAGGCGTAAGGTGTTAGCCTTGCCGGTAAACTTCAATCTCTTGATGACTTTGCGCAGGCTGTCAATCGGCGGGTCAATGAACGGCCAAGCGCAATAGGCTTCCGTGGTCGAACCATTGCCATTTTCAAAGCGAAAGGCGCGATAGTTCGTACCGTCGTAAACGATCAATTCACAGTTATTGTTGACGACAGCGGCATCAACAACCTGATTGCTGATCTCGTGCGGGAAGCTCCAGATGCCCTGCTGCATCAGGAACGGCAGCACGGTGGTTGTGCGCGCACCGGGCGTCGGCTGCCAGTACATTGCCAACAACGCGCCGCTGGCCGGATCGTGCGTCATGATCACCTGTGAGGCGACCCACGATTTCATATCGCTTTCGACGTCGGCGGAAAACTCCAAGTCGGGCGAATCGTCCACGCGCGTGCGGATGATTTTGACGCCATAATCGGTTCCGACCGCCGCGTAAAGCGTACCATCCACCACGACGGCTTGATTCTGCGCCTCGAAGCCGAAGTTCCAGACCTGGCGAATCAGAAATGGCTCGGCGGGGTTTTGCGTGAAGCTGACGACTTCGAGCCCGTTGGTGGTCAACAGGTAGATGCGACCATCACCCGCGTGCACACCCACGATGTTCCCGCCGCCCTGTGTTGTGCGCTGCAAGGCGTTTGGGAACGCTTCCGGGTTGCCGATCTTGCCGGGGTAAAACTCGTTGTTCTTCCAGCCAAACAGGACGTTGTTAAAGACCGCAATGCCGTCCATCAGCGGCGGCACATCGTTGTCGAATTCAATGACGTCCGGGCCGATTTCACCGTTGCGCCACTCTAAGACGACCTGCTTCATCGTGGCGGTAAAGCTGCCTGTCGAAGTGCTGTTGCTGGTCAGTGTGCCAGCGATGTCACTGGTAATCGTGGCAATGGTGTAATCGCTGCCATCAATCGTGACCAGATCGCCCGCGCGAAAGTCGCGCTGAAACCGCGTGCCCGTGCCTGTCAAAGTGGCGCTGCCACTGGTGACGGCGATGGTGCCCTCTGGATTGACGCGCACGTCCCGAATCGTTTTCCACGGCCCCTGATCACCGCGTGCCCAATCGGTGCCCCCAAAGCGCCAGGTGTTACAGCCGCTGCTGGATGCCGAAAGCGTGACCCGCAAACGCTGATTGCTCGCCGCGACCATCGTGTCTTTGTAGACCGGGCTGGGATTGCTAAAGGTATCAGTTTCGATGCGGCCTTCGCATTGCACAATCGAAACCACCCCATCCATTGCCTTGCTGCCGCCGCTTTCCTTGGCCGTACTGGGCGCTGCGGGGGCTTGGATGCCCGCGTCATAGACATTGAACGTCGTGCCCGACATCACCGCGACACGCAACTTGCCCGCCGTCGGCGAGGTCGTGACGCCCGTCATCGTGTACGGACTCGACGTGCTCTCGTTGATGTAGACCTGCTGGCTGGCCAGTTCGCTGACGAAAAACAGCGCTGACTGGTTGTAGCGCACCAGCGAAGTCTTCGGCAGGCGATAACCGCTGGGGTTACTCGCGTCAACGATCTGGGCGCCGTCCACTTCCCCGCGATATTGATCAATCGGGAAAATCCGCGCGCCAAGATTCTGGCTGCTGAGTTGTGAGCCAACGCCTTTGACTGGCACTACGCGCCCGCCGGGTCTGATCCAGAAATTTTTGCCACGATAGGGCGTGTCTGGTCGCGCATCCGGGCCCGCCAGCGTTTGGACTGGCCTGTAACCGCCGCCAGCGGTAAAACTCGTGAGAAGTTGAAGGCGAGGCATTTACTTAGGATTGCGGCGTCAGCTTCTGCATTACCTGCTTCACCAGCGCCTGCACCGCGTCGTTCTCCAACTGCGCCGGCACTGTGCTTACGGTCGGAATGAAATTGGCTGTCACGGTCAACGGATTGCTGATGCTTCCCAGCGCATACGGTTCATCGCCGGTTCGCACGTAGATGCGTCCGTTGTCGGTGATCGTGTAATAATTGAACCCGGTTACTTGCGGCCCCTGGAAGGTGAAAAGATCGCCGACGTAATGCAGCCGCACACCGTCCGCATCTTTGACAACGCCTTTGCCAACCGATTGCCAGAGGATGTCTGCGGCGGTTGTGCGCGCGCCGGTGGCTGCGGTCAGACTACCGATGCCGTCAGTCAACGTGACGCTGTAATCCTGCATCAACAGCCCGTGCCGCTCAGGATCGCGCGCAATCATCTCGGCCAACTCCTGCAAAGCGTTGTCTATGAGTGCGCCGATTTCGGCCTCCATCTCATACCAATTCTGTTCGCCTTGCGTGGCGGCCAGTAGGGCGATGGCGCGTCTTGTTAGCTCAAGTGCGGTCATTTACTTTTGATAATCAAGGCAGCACGAAGCAGGTAGCCGCCCAGGACATAACACACCGCGTTGTCAAAATGATAACCAAGCGCACCGAATGAAATTGCGCCAGTTAAAATAAGAATCGTGGCCAGCGCATCAGTCAACACAGACGCGACGCCATCTAATTTTTCCTGTTCCTCATTTGTCATGGTTTACGCTTGCCTCGGTTGGACTTCCACATTTGTCATCCCATAACTCAGGATGCTTTGGATATGTGCCGCCCAGAATTGACTGTTCTGCGTCCACGCTTCCGGCCACGCGCCTTCTTTCGGCAGCAACTGCATTAACGCGCCCGCAACAATCGCGTCGCGATGGTAATCCCGGCAGCGAATGTTGCCGGTGAACGTCGCCCGCGCGGCCCCTGGCGCCACGATAGCCGCATTGTTCGGCGCGTAATAGATGATTCGCGTGCCCAACAACGCATAGCAGTTCGGGCGTACCGGATACATCGAAGCCTCGTTATCAATCACGCTGCGCACCTTCTGCTGCGGCAGTTCCAGCAACTCCTTGCCAGTCGTGTTGTCAATTACGGCGCTGAACTTGCCCAAAAACGGCACGCTCCCACTCGAAACAATCGGTAAGGTCGCGCCACTGACGAAAGCGGCAGACGTGAGCGCGAAATCGGCGCGTTCCGGGTGTCCATCGGTGCGGCAGATGGCTTCGATAAGGTCGTATTCTTTGTCAAGGATGGCCGACTGAACCTGCGCCAAGGGCCAATCTGTGCTGGTGCGATCAGATACCGTAAACGTGCCCGCGACGGCAGCGTTATATGCCGCCTCTGCCAGTGTCGGCGTCGTGGCGGTCAGTCCGTTCAACTGACTGAGCACCTCGGCTTGGATGTCCAAAAAAGTGACTGCCATTGATTACCAGCCCCAGCCGCTCGACATCGCGCCGACGCCCATCACGCCGTTGTCGTACTCGTCGCCGCCGTAAGGAATCTTGCGGCTGATGCCCTCGCGACTGGATTGCGCTTTGTATGAACGGAATTCTTTGTCGAATTTCTGCTCGTCGTACACCAGCGAATCACGCAAGGCGCGCACCTTCGTTTCCCAGGCTTTCGGACTGCCCTGCAACGAGATGTCACGCCAGGCACAATGCGGCAAGGCGCTGATGGCTGTTTGCACGCGCACCAGATGATGAAATGCATTCAGGCCAACGTCGTCACTCGGCGAGCCGTAGCTGTAAACTGTCTCATACCAAATTTGATACGAGGCAGTTCCGCCCGGAATCGGCACGAACCGCACATACCAGTTCTCGAACTGCCGATAAAAGATCGCTTCAACGGCAGAGTGTGACGCCACCATGCCGCTCTGCTGTGCGCCCACATAACGCTGATCTGCGTCTTGCATCAGCACAATCGGGATTTCGCGCCGGACGTGGTATGTGTCCGTCTCGTCTACCGTATGAACCAAAAACGGGCGGCCAAAATCGCCTGCCCCGATCAAGTAGTCTTCCTGCCCCTCATTGACCGTCAACAACGTTTTGTCCACGCTCCAATGATTGCGCGTGTTGGCCAGGCCCGCCGTAAAATTGGCGATTTGGTCAATCAGGAGCTGCATCAACATTGGATCGCTGGGCGCATCCGCCAGCGGCATTCCCAGCCGTCGGCGGATGGCAGCGATGTTGTCAGAATGAGTTGGCATGGCTTACTTCTTGGCAGAGGCTGGCGCAGGCTTGGCCGATTCAGCGGGCGTGATCATCGTGCCCAGCTTTTCAAGTAGAGACATCAAGCGGGCATTTTGTTCACGCAGTTCCGCTTTTTGGTCACGCTCGCGTTCGGCTTGCTGCAAACTCATTTCGAGTTGCTTGGCCTGCAACTCGACCAGTTTGGCAAGTGAACCGTCTTCGCGCGGTGATGCCAGCTTGTCCAGCGCGTTCGCGGTCGTGATGTCAGCGCTATGCACACGCGGGATGCCCGTGCGCAACAACATCTCTTCGTCCACCGCGTCGTATTCCCGCTTAAAGTTGCCCGTGGGGTCATTCGCCGGCAGCTTCATACAAGTATGCGTCCATTCCAGGCGTTTGCGTTGCAGTCGGTCGGACAATTCCGCTGCGGCAATCAGTTGATCCGCCACGCTCAACAGCATGGGCCGGAAATGTTCCGGCATCGTAAGCAATCGGCCATCGGTGACGGCTTCGACCTTTTCGTTTTCGAGTTCAATCCGCCGCTGCTTCAAGTGCGCGATCATTGCAGCATTCTGCACAGGCAGCGCGGCCAACCCTTGCGGATAAAACACGGCAGTCAGATCAAGATTCTTGTACAACCGGTCGAGCGCGCCGTCAGGGTCTTCAATTTCAACCAGCCCTTGCCGGATTTCCGTGGCCGCTTCGTTGTTGCGCAACCGTTCCGCCTCGAAGTGCGCGCGCCGCAGATACTTGCCGTAGACCTCGCGCCCATCCTTGTCCGCTTCCTGACTGCCGGGGATCAACTCCCCTTCCCGAATCTCGATCAGGTTGGCCTTTTGCGCATAACTCACACAGGGCGTGATTTCACCGCGCAAAAGGTAGCGGTTCGGGATGGCGTTAGTGTCTACATCCAGACGCTCCCAGCCGAATTGTACGAAGTAATGCGGCTGATCCAGGTTGATACCGGGGCGCAAGTCGCCGCCCAGATTGGCATTGACTGCCTCGCGTGCGCTACGCGGCCCGTTCGGTGCCGCTGCTACTGCTGCTGACATTGGTTGAATCCTTTGTTGGTGTGCCCGATTTATTGTGCCCGCTGAGCCAGTGGAATTTTCCATTGCTCAGCCGTGTCGGGTCGTGTTCAGTGAAGCGCCAGGCGTGCGACTTCATAAAGTCATCCACGGCCTCTGTTACCCGCGTGTGCCGCTCGGCATCACGGGCGGCGCTGTGCTCCGCAGCTTTCTTGCTGATCTCTTCGACGGTCGGTGCAAGCTGTGCGAGTGTCGCCGCGTTGCGGTTTTGGTGCATCCGGCGGATGCGTTGCAGGTCGGAATCATTGGGCAACCGAAACGCTCCTAAGCAGCGCTCCGTTTTGACTGTCTCGCGTCCGCCGCAGCACAACTCGTCGTGATGCGCGATCATGAAGACATCGGTGTAATACCCGTCCAGCGGCATCGGGCCCAACACGTCCGCCAGGATGATGCCTGTTTGCGGATGTCGCTGATACCGTGCTCGTTCCCAGTTATCCCCTGCGCCCAATTCCGAAACGTCGTGCAATTCCTCCACAAAGAAACGTGGCGTGCCGATGTCGCGGATTTCTTCCCCGTCCATATAGCGGTAGAACGGATACATCGCCCGCCATTGACCGCAAATAATCTGTCGCGCCACGTCCAGATTCTGTCCCCAGACAATGCGCAAGCGGGGTTTGTTGCTGACAGTGTGACCGACTATCCGGTTGATTCGCTCTTGCCAAGGAGTGAGATCAACCGGACTCGGTGTATTGCCTGCTTTGATAATCGCATCTTCGTTGTCGTAAACGTGATGCGATTGGAAAGCGTGTGAATTGATCATAGGTTATTCAGCAACCAGCAACTGCACATCGAATGTGGCAGTTGTCGCGGCTGAACTCAGTAAGGTAAGCGTAACGTTAGTGTCCGTGCCCAGTGTGCTCAGGTTGTTTGTCGCCGGGCCACCGATGACGCTAACGACGTAACGGCCACGCTTGGGCGTGATCGCTGCGGTGTCAGCTACTGCACCCATCGCCACGCGCCAATGCTCGATGTGCAAGCCGCTTTGTGGGGCGGGTTGCGCAATCGCGTCATGGCTGGTGACTTGGGTTGAAGCTAAAGTTGCCATCTCAAGTCACCTCCTTATTCGCGGTTGCCGATGATCCAAGCATCAAAGGTGACGCTGGTGGCCGCCGAAGCCAACAGCGTCAATGTGACGTTGGTGGGCCCGGTTGTGGTCGGATTGCTTGATGCGGCTTGGCCAGACACAACAGACTTCACCTTTTTGACGTATTTCGGGGTCAGCGCTACCGTGTCGCCGACTGCGCCACCCGCACAGCGAAAGGTTTCAATCATCAAACCGCTTTGCCCAAAGGCAAACGGCTCTTCACCGTTTGGGGAGAGATTCCCGGTGACGTTCGTACTCGCTAAAGTAGCCATTGAATGTACCTCTGCCCGAAAACGGGCAAACAAAGGGGGTCTGGCGATACCAGACCCCTCGTGATTACCTGTTTTTAAGCATTAGCTGCGACTTGCGTGGCCAAGCCGGTCACGGCGCAACGTGCGATTTTCGCCATGCAGCGCGGTTCAGGCGTCCCGAAGTTGTAATGCGCTCCGAGCGCACCCGTCCAAGCGTCTGAACCGTAGCCCGCAACACCGGAACGCATCCGCAGCGTGTTGCCGTCGTGATCGTAAAGGCCAAACGGCTTCTCTTCGTACTTCTTGAGTTCCGAGCCAACCACGAGCCAGATGTCGGACTCGCCGCAATCCGGGTCTTTGTGAAACAACGTGTCGCCGTGGCCGAAGGCGTCAAACGAGCCGTCGAACTTCTTCGCATCGCCGTCGAAGCGCTTGTAGTTCTGGCCCAAGCGCGTCAACGCATCGTCTTGCGCCAGCGACAGAATCGCCATGACCTTCTTTGCCTTGCCGACACCAGCGCGCGCTTCGAGCAGGCGCTTGGTGTAGCTAAACGTCGAAACCTGAATCGCGGCCCCGGCCAGGTCGGTCACGGGCGAGCGCAATTCGGGATAGGTCGAGCGGCTTTGCAGTTGGAACGTGCCTGTATCGTTGTTGACGATATGGGCCAAGCCGCGCGGCGACTTGTAGAGCGTCGAAGCCAACAGAATCCAGTCACCGTCCGTCGCGCCAGAAATGGCCGCGCCGATTGTGATGGTCTTGTTGGTCTTGGCCGTCGGCTGGATCGTGCCGCGATAGGTCGCGAGCGTCGAGTCATACCAGTCGTAAGTTTCACCAACGCGCATGTGAACCGCGCCCTTGGTGACTTGCGGCGAGGTCGTCGGCGTGTGGTCAATCGCGTTGTACAGCGTGACCGTTGTCGTCCCCGACTTGTACAGCGCACGGACGCCCGATCCGTCGTTAAACATTTGGATGTTGGCCTCTTTCATCAGCGCTTCGGTGCGCTTGGAAAGAATGCCGCCCATCCCTTTGATAAGGCTGGATTCGGACTCGGCATTGCGCAGAGCTTTGCCGGTCAATTCGAAGGCCATCGTCAAGTTCATCGGCGAGACGAACATATCGTCCAACGTCTCAGAACCCGGTTGTTTGAAACTGCCACCTTCCGCGATGGAACCCACACCAGTGGGCGGACGGAGGTAGGAAGGAATGCGGAAACCTTTGCCGTTGACAAACTGGCTTTCGGTGTCCCGCTCGAACATGTTGTATGTGGCCGGTTCTTGTTCGAACTGATCACGCAAGGCATTGGCCGAAATCTGCTGCAACGCAGGCAGAATCGTGGCGATATTTACTTGAACGCCCATTAGCGGTTACTCCCGCCCCGTCACCGATCTGTGTGGCTATGTCGCGCGCTGGCTGCCGTACTGTCTGCTGACTTCTTCAAGGTAGGCAGGATTGATGCGCCCGTCTTTGAGTGTGGGCACACCTCTGACGCCGGTAGCCTGGCTGCTGGGGCCCCCTATTTCGGTGCGAGACTGTGTTTGAGACTGTTGATGTTCGCGCCACTTCCGGGCATCGGAATACACCGCCTCGCGTTCTTTCACGCGCTCGCGAATCAACTGGCCAAGCCGGGTGTTTACCCGTGCGGCATAGTGCCGCGCCTGTTGCTCATCGCGTGCTGCGTTCATCGCGTCGCGCTGAAGACGACGCAGGGGAGCGTTTTCGAGTAGGGTTTGCGAGTCCTGGTACATCTGCGCGTACTGTTTGTCGCGCAAAAGTTCGGCCATCGCCCCTTCGACAACTTCCCCGTAAAGACGCTGGTTAGCGGCTGCATTTTCCGGCCCGTAGGGCTGCCATTTGCTAAGAATTTGCAGGTTGGCTTGTTCGTACTGATTGGTTAGCTCGACGACGGCTTGCCGGCCTTGCTGTTGGGCCGACTGGTATTGCTGCTGATATTGCTCTTGTGCGCGGGCCCGGTCGCTGGCATCCAGACGGCTCAGCTTCAATTCCCGTTCGAGATTGAAGTTGCGGACCTCTTCCGGTTGCTGTAACAGGTCTTCCTGTACGTGCGCGGGCAGCGCCTTGGCAATTTCCTGTAAATGCGCAGGAATGCCCGCCAGAGTATCAGCGGTAAAAACGTTGCTGGCGGCTGGCGCTTCGGTTGGAATCTCAGGCAAATGCCCAGACTCCTGCAATACTTGAATTGCCAGCTCTGGTGTGCCTAGCACGGCATCTTTGAGCAAACGCTCAAACGCGGGATAGGCATTCGCGTGCAACTCATCCAAAAACGGATTGGCTCCGTGCTCGGATTGCGGTGCCTGCAAAAGCTGCATCCAGGTTTGCGCGCCCGTCTCGCCGCCAACTTGCTCCAAAGTGGTTTTCAACCGCGTGTTTTCTTCGCGTAGTTGGAAATTTTCTTTAGCGGTCGTGCGGGCGGCAGAGCGCGCTTCACGGAGCGCTACTACCACTCCAGGAACCTTTTCCGGGTCAACTCCGGGTTCTTGGATTAGTTTGTCTACGTCGTCGTCGTTTTCAGGAACAAGCGCGGCTGATTCCGTCTCATCATCCAAATTCCAACCCGCGTCAATTGACGGCTCGGTTGGCACAGGCGTGGTCACGCTCTGACTGGCTGCGGGAGCGGCTTCAGGTGTGGCAGACGTCGAAACGGCTGCCGAAGAAGTGTCAACACTGCTCGCGGAAGCAGCAGCGCCCGACGAATCGGGAACGCTGGCACCGGTTGACTCCGATGCGGTACTCGCGGCTGAAAAATCGTCCATAATCGGTCTGTAAAAACGAAAAAGCCCGCGTTGGACGGTCGTTTGACCATCGCAACGCGGGCTTAAAGTGTTCTTGATCGCGTACAGGCTTGCGCGTGGACGCGGAATTAACTCAAGACTGCGGTTTTATGTAGTTATGAAGCTTGTTTTTGCTCTAACTCGTCAATGAAAGCTTTGATTTCACCTCGAAAGAGGCACGTTATTTTGTAAATAATGCGCAGGGAGCGCAGGAAAAGGGCTTTACTGTCCATCTTCAATAGATCGCTGGGCTACTTGGGCCTTTATCTGCTTAATCTCGGCTTCCAGTGTCGCAAGCCGTTCACGCTCTGCGGGTAAAAGGTCGCCCTTGAAGGCCAGGCCATAGAAAGCCAACATATTCGTCATCTCAGTGACCGTATGCCGCCCGCATCTTCTCAGCTTAAGCATGTCCTTGGACGTGTGCTTAGCTAAGCACGCAAAGACATTATCCCAGCTCCCCTAAGAACGTTGTACGCGCGAAGGATGACTTGGCAAAACTCAGCTTTGATCTGAAAGCAAAGCAGCAGACTTTGAAAGAGATTGAAGCGCAACTTCGTCAGAAATATGCGCGTCGGCCATGGGGCCGAACATCCTCTGTCGGAGCGATTGCCACTCAGCATCAAACCGTTTGAGATTTTCGGCTTCATCTTCAGTCGCAACAATTTCAATTGAATAGAACCGACTGCCAATCATCGAATCATTGATCATAATGTTATGTCATATAGGCGGCCAAGGCGTAAGCCAGCCACCAGAAGAATATCAAGAGCGCACCGCCAAGCAGTAAAAGTCCAACAAGCCCCGCATATCTTAAAGCGCATTCCAACATGGGCTTACATGATATTCCTTGGGATAATGACCTTTCTAGGCTGGTTTGGTGACGTTTTACCATTTGTGTCTCGCGTTACCGTATCAACTGCAAACGTTCTTGATCCTAATAAACCTTTTTCAACTCAATTCCAGGTTTCAAATGATGGGATGTTCAGCATATACCTTGACGTTAAATTTATGACGAAGAGGGACGCTAACAATCAGCTTGTATGGGTTCCGCGAGCCTAACCACGTTTATCCCACCCCACTGAATCAAATATATTAACGCCGCAAGATGTCCATCTACGCCGCCTGCCTTTCTTCCTGCCAGTCCTTCACCGTCTGATAGCCCACGGTTAAAACGCCGTCTTCCAACTGCGGCCAGGAAACAACCTCTTCCCCGTGACCCACGACCACCTGCGTGGCCAAAAACGGCTTGCAGCCACTAGCGATCACATTGCGCCAAAAACCGATGTCCGCATCCACGCGCCCCTCACCCCAACCACCATCTGGCGCGGGCTTTTCCCAAAACCAAGGCTTGTTGAGCCGTTCAAAGACTTCGCGCTTGAACAGCGTAAATCCAAAGTGCCCGGTCACAATCGGCACCAACGGCTTTGTCAGATCAACCGGTCCATCAGTGCCGGCAAGAATTTCGCCGCCCGCGCGCTTGGCCTGCATCGGCACAACAATATCCACTTCGGGATTGTCCGCCAGCAACACAGCCAGCTTGCCCAGGTTGTCGAGCGTGACGTAAGAGTCGTAATCAATCGTCAGGATGTAATCGGCAGCCTTACCGTCGGACGTGCGCCAGTCGAGCGCCTTTTCGATGCCGCGTGTCAGAGCGTGGTGCCAAAACACGCCGTAACACATCCCCAGCGGCGCTTTGGCCTGTGCCAGCACGCCCTGAATCTGGTTGAGCGTGTCGAGGTAGCCAAGGCGCGGCACGGACATCACGGCAGCGATTTGGACGGATTGCTTTTTAGGGACTTCGTCTTTTCGGTATCGTTCGCGCAAAATCTCATTCATCTTACGTAATTCAAAGCCGAAACGATCGCCACTAAGCCGCTCACGTACCTTGTCAGCAATCTCCAACGGCACGAGGTCTGACATCCCATTTACCGATCCGCCTAACTGGAAAACTTCTCGGATAATCTGCGCACTCTCGACCTTTAGCTCTTTCGCTAAATGGTACACGCTAATAGGCCCACGCTGTTTGGCAATGGAAGCCTGATCAACCTGTCGTTGTTCCAAAGCCTCGCGCACAATCTTTAACGCCTCATAGCTGCCCTTGATAAACAAATCGCCGCTGCCTTCCCCTACGCCCATCACGCACTCGCCGTCGCTTCCTTCCTCCGCGCGCTTCAAATAGCGAGTTGCGGCTTGCGGCTCCGGCTCGCTGGCAGGTTCTTCCAGCAACTTTGCTAAATCCTTGCGCACGCACACCAGATTCGTCGCAGTGCGGCAGATCACTTCATAGCCGCGCGCTTCGGCGACGTAACGCAATGCCAAGTGCCCTGCTTGCCCCGGCCCGTTCAGTTCGGGGATAAACATCGGGTCGGCATCGGGTGCAAATTCAACAAGGATCACGCGCGGGCGATATTTAACAATTGAATTCAACAGGTAGTAATCCTGCGAATCAATATCAATGACAACGAGGTCAATATCTTTTGGCGCGTCGTTCAGTTCTAAAATGCGATCAACGGTGAACTCGTGATTGCCGCCACGGTTGAGCGCTACGAGATAAGCGCGCTCAACATTGACACGCTCATTACGCTCAAAAACCTGCTGGAGTCGCTGATAGTCCCCTTCTTCCCATTCCACCAGCACCGCATGCCACCCCTGGTCAATCAGCAGCTTTGTGTTGCTGAAAAACAGCCCATCCGCCGCCCCGCATTCAAAGCACCACTTGTTTGCAGTGCCGATGCGCTCAAAGATTGCGGCGAGGATACTGTCTTCGCAGTTTTGGCTGTAAACGTTCCAAAGATTGATGCCTTGCAGAAAAGCTGCGTAGCGCGTGTCAACCGGTGTGCCCGGCTTCGTATGATATGAACTCAAGCCATCGCCCCCTGTTTTTGCGCTTGCGGTCGCCCACCGCTCCGCGCTCCCTGCTCTTTTGAATTGCCGCCGGATTTGTTTTTCTTCCCGTCAGCATCCTGCTCAGGCATCACGGGCGCAGGCTGCCCCATTGCCTGCACCGCGCCACTGATCTGCGCTTCGGCCATCAACCCTTCGAGATGCGTGTGCAACATCGCCTTGACGCCCGCGCGCAACTCTTGCGGTGATTCCAGCGCCTCATCTTCCGTGAGCCAACTGCGACTCCAATTAATCGCGGCCATGTGGCCAAACTCTTCCAATTCAATCGGCGGCTGCAACATCGAAACCAGGAATTGACCCGCCTCGGCCAGCGGATCAACCGGCACCTCGACCGCCATCCCCGACAGCGGATCAACTTCCATCTGCGTGGGCGGCATCCCCTGCAACCAGACACTCAGCATCGGCAACGCCTGCTTCATCTGCTGGAGTCGCCGTCGGCACAACTCGGACACCGCCGTGTAATCTTCGGCGCCAAGGTCCACGTCGTATAGCTCGGTAATCTGTTCGAGCAATTGGGGCATCTCGGCTTGCGCCATCTTCAGCCCTGGCAATCCGCCCAAATCCAGCAGCATCCCCTGCCAGCGCCGACGCCGTTCGAGGTTTGTTTGTGGCAGGTAGCTTTCGGGGATAATCTCCGCCTGCAATTCAAGCTGGACATCGGCGCCACTCAACCAGACGCCTTCCTGTTTGCCGCGCTTACCCGAAATCGCAACAAACCGTTCGAACGGCACATATCTGCGCCACAGTTCTAACTCGATCTCAGCGCCACGCCGATCCAGTTCGGCTTTCAATGCCAACTGCGGCCCAAAGAGCGACTGGCTCAACGACTGTGCAATCTCAGCGCCGCCCAGTGTGTTTTGATCAACCCCAAGTTCTGAACTGAACTCCGTCGTGCGCGCCGCCATTCGCATAAACTCGTTGAGTTTGTCGGCAAACCCGAAATGCTGCGCGGTCGGCGGCTGCGGCATGAGCTGATGCACGGCATCGCCAAGTCGCTTATTCGTTTCATCAAATGGGGCGAGGTTGACAGGAATGTTTTGCAGGCTGCCCAGGTAGCTGCTGACCCCGTTGGGTAGCAGCCGCTCATCGAACAGGGTCGCGGGCATCGCCGACGTGCGCAATTGCGTGTAAATCAGCGACATCATCAGATCGTATTGGCGATTGGCTTCGATGATGTCCTCGATGCCGCTGCCCAGTGCGCTCATCACCCGCGGACGATACACCTGGCCTACCCAAAAGTCTTTGTGATGCTCATCGCGCAGCTCGACGCAGCCCTCAACGCCCTCAATCCAGCACTGATACATGCCAGTTGGGAAAAGGTCTATCAACTTCGTGCCTGCTGGAATGACCTGGCCGCCGACGGTGCGAAACTCTTCTTTGAGCACGTTGCGCTGGTACAGCGCCGGGTCAAGCCAAATCTGGATGAAATCGGTCGTTTGTTCGCGCTCGACATCGCCGCGCCGCAATCCCAAACCCGTGTAATTGGCCGCGCCATAAACGCTGTACTTCAAGTTCTCAGCCGCCTGCATCTGCGCATTGTCCGAGTTGGCGGGCTTGATCTTGAGGTATGGGAATTTGCTTTGCAGCACCGCCACGCGCACGCGGCGACGGCGGATCAGGTACGGCGACTCGTGCGGATTGCAGGACAGATCGTGTTTGAGTTCGAACGCGCTGACCGTCTCGCATGCAATATCACCCATCTCTACCGGTTCGTATCCAGTAACGGCTTCGACGGTGAGGGGGTCAACTTGTTCGCGTTCGACGTTGGGAGAACCACAGGATGGACATACGGCGGCAGGCTGAGCACTGGTCCCCAATCCCCCACTGCCAGGTTGTACTGGTATTTCTCCCCCGCCACCACCAGAACCGCCAAGCCCCAAGGCTTCGTAGTGTTGCTGTTCATCTTGCTCATACGGCTCCAATCCCGGCGGATGCGGTTGCTCTAGTCCTGCTTGGTATTCGGCGAGTTCGTTGTGACCAAAAGCGGCATCAATCCCGCCATCCAGCGGCAAAGCTGGTATGCCCGCTCCATTCTGCGCAGATAATCCTGCCTGAGCCACGTTACCGCCCATTGCGGAAATTCCAGCGTCCGCTTGTCCGCCTTCCCCGCAGTCTGGACAGAACCAGCTTCCCCCGCCGAAATCAAGCTGCTGCTGCTCGATTCGCTCTCGTCTGCCGACGACTTTGAGATCGTTGGTGTAGTAGTAATACCGGGCGTATTTCCCGCACTGTGCATGGCGTGCCTCTTGCTGCTTGAATGACTCGGTGTAGAGTTTCCCGCTCAGGTATTCGTGAATCTTGTTCGCCGCATTTGCCGCCCCAAGCAACTCGTCATCGTCGCTCGTGCCACGCCAGCGAATTCCTGTGCGTGATTGCGTCCATTTTGAGGCAATCGTCTCGGCAAAAAACCCGGCCAGATTATAGCCGTACACTGGCGTGTCTGTGCGTTCCGGCAATGCCACCGCGCGCCAACCGCCCGACCGCCCCCGCCGCAGCAAGTGCTTGCCCTCAACAAAGAGGTACAGCATCTCCCACAGAAGCGCCTGATTCTTCCACGTCAGCGCATTCTCGTTTTCCAACTCGTGCCGCGTCTTGCCGAACCACTCCATATCAATCTCAATGGACTGATCCTGTTGTGACTCGCTAAAAGCGCGGTCAAGCTTTGCGGCAGGAGCAAGGTTGGTCCCGTCGGACGTGGCAAAGGCTAAGGCTGGCATTTGGTGCTAACGATCAGTGGCCCTGTTCAACAGCCGAAGCTTTCTCAGCGTCGCCCTTGAGCAATTTCAATTCTTGCATCAGCCGCTTAACAGCCATCTGAGGTGTCTCGTTTTCAGCCTGATACCCTTGTAACGTTTGCTGAATTTTCACCAATTGCCCTTCGGCAAAGACTTGTGCTGCTCTTCGCTGCTGCTTGCGTCCTGTTTTTATTGTCAACATAGTTTTCTACTCACACGCGCAACGGCGTCTGCTCCACTGCAAATTGCGCTTCCGCTTGTTTCCACAGGTCCGGCCACTGCGCACGCGTTTCCTCAATGGATTCCCACGCGGCAGCCGGATTCATAGCTTCGACAATCTCTTTGATCTGGTCCAAGCGAAACGCTTCATCCACGAAATTGCTGGGCTTGGTCGCCTCCGGATCAGGCAGCCTGAGCACCTGCTCGCGCTCGACCAGCGGTGAAACGTTCTGTTTGCGCAGATAGGTGTCTATCAACGCAAATTCACGGTCGCGAGCCTGATCCTCCAGCGCCTGACATCTCCGCTCCCACTGCAAAAGCTGCTGGGCAGTGAGACGCGAGCAATACTCACGGCAAACTGCCCAGCCAAGGACCATCCCTAACAGGAGGAATAGAGACGAGAGAAGGAGCATTATTGATACGCGGCGCCGGTGAACGTGGCAGGCAAAGTCGGATCAGCCGCGGTAAACAGTGCCCGCGCACCCGCGACAGTGGTAACCGCGTGCGTTTCCGGCATCGCGCCCGACAACTGGCCAATGCGCAATCCGCGCGCAACGCGTTCGAGATCGTCTTGCGAAAATCCCAAACCGAGCGTTGCCGCACGAACGGCGGCAATCACAGCGGTCACGGTCGAATTGCCGGACCAGAGCGAATCGCCCAACCCGCACAGGTTGGCTTGATTCACGGCGGAAAGACCGGCAGCGACACCGGATAGATAGTCTTGTGATTGTGGCATGATTTACCTCACTTCTTTTTGCTGGGAGCTTTGGCTGCACCCGGTTCAGGCGCAACCACTGGCTCAGATTGTGGATTTTCGCTCACAACGGGAGCGATAATTTCAGGCGCAACCACTGGCTCAGGCGCAGCCGCACGCCGCTCCATTACAGCGCGGATAGCTTGCTCCATCGCTGTCTGCGCGGGCACTCTCGGATTTTCCAGATCGCGCACGGCTGACACCCAGCGCGCCTTTTGATCTGGTGTCAATGCATTCCAGTCCATACTTAATGCCGGAACGGCGGCTTCGGCGATCTCGTAATAATCCTGTTCAGTCATTTCCAAAACTCCAATCTGCATTATTTGTGAACGGCGATGTCGGCTCGAAAGCGTCATCTAAATTCTTGAATTTGCCCTTGATGTGCTTTTTGATTTCGGCGCGTTTGATTTCGCGGCCCATCTCCCAGCCTTCGATCTTCCAGGGATCGCCATCGGGTTCGGGGGCGTTTTCAACGCGATAGCCGGCGGGGAGCGCCTCTTCGATTTGCTCTTCCTCGCTCAGTTCGACCGGCATAAATCGCGCGGCCATCCGGCGAGCCAGCGCACGGGCAATCACTGTGTCGTCCCAGCCACCTTCGGGCGCGTTGTATTTGATATGCCCGGAGTCGGTGACAGTCGCCTCGTAGCTAATGAGCTCAAAACGGGCGACCTGATCAGACAGCCAGCGCAATTGCTGCTTTTCAAAGCAGAGCGCCAAGGCCTGAATTAGCTTCGGCTTGCTTTTGGCAGTTGTCTCAAAACCGTTGAAATAGACGCCTTTCGGCGCGACATCGTTCAACGCTTCGAGATTGGGAGAGCCGATGGAATTGGATTCGACCAGCGTGTATTTCACGCCCCAACGTTCAATTGTGGATAAAATGCGCGCTCGCTGGAAATCCCAGCCGATCTGATTGAACCGATCCAACTCAACTTCGCAACCGCAAGTGCAACAAATCACCGAACAGGCTGTGAAATCGTGCAGCCGGGCCCAGTCCACGCCCGCGACAAGCAAATGGCCATGATGCTCTGCTGGCGTCGTCGGCAATGCAGTCAAGCACGCATCCACCTTGCGAAAAACCGCACCTTCACTGCTCAGAAATTCCGCAAGGTATTCTTGCTTAAACGCCAGTTCCGGCAATTCGCGCTGGGCCGCATCAATTTCGCCCGGCGGAAGAAACGGGTTGACCGCGCTGGGGAGCTGCCACGCCTTCCAATCTGGCTGTAGCGGGTCAATGCCCCGCTGAAACAGATCGTAGAAATAGTTCAGCCCTTTTGGCGTCGAGGGGAACCACGCATCGCCCTGTAAATCGGTGAGCGTTGGGCGAATAGCGTTTTGCCAGGCTGCCTTGAGGCGTGGGGCCATTGCCGCCTCGTCAACCACAACGCGTTTGTATTTACGTCCGCGCCCAGCGTCTTCGTTTTCGAGCGTCCAAATCTCAACGACCCCGCCATTCGGCAATTCAATACGCCGCTCGGTGGCGTTGACTTTGGTGGCAATATGTTTGATAGGCCGAACAATGTCGCGCCACGCTTCGATAGCGACTTTGTAATCCGGCACAAACCACGCGGCTGGGAATCCTGCTAGCGCAGTTTCTAAAATCAAATTTGTACTGAGATAGGTCTTGCCAGCGCGACGACCAATGCACAAAACATTAAACCGCGCAGCTTCAGCTTTGATTTGTTCTTGCAGCGGATAAAGTGCAGGTAAATTTACCTGCGCATGCCAGTCTGGCTGCCCCGATTTTTGTTCGACCTCTATGCGCCCGCGTGCCGCTCGCGCCTTTTCAAGTTCAATCTCGTAATCGGTCACGTTTCACGGTTTTCCACAGGCAACGGAGTATTTACCCCGCGTATAGCGACACCTTGCAGTGTGAAATGCTACAATTCTTCCCGTGGAACGTTATTGAATCAGCGGCGAGACTTCAGGGTAGACTTCAGCAATCAACTGATTAGCCCGCTCAATCGTCCATCCCTTTTCGCCGACCAGTTCCGCGTGTTTTCGGGCCGCCTCACGCCGTAACGCTTCCAGACGTTCGAGTTTGGCCGGATTCTCGTCCGGCTGTTTGGTCATGCCGTACACGCTGATCAGTTTTTGCGCTGCCCCCTGAGGATCGTGCAATTCAATCTCGGTCGTATACTCGTACTCGACGCCTTTGCCGTCCGTTGCCGGACGAGGCGTAGCACGGTGTTTCAGTTTTTTGATCGAACGCGAAACGCCGAACCGCTTGGCAGCCTCTAAATCAATCTGGCCGTTTGGTTTGAAACAGTCAGACAGGTCGGCAATATCCACACGCAAGTGATTTGCCAGGAGCGACAAAACCTCATCCGTTGTGGCGTGAATTGTTTTCAGCCGCTCACACACGCGCATGCGAGCGTTTGCTGAATAATCTGAATGGGTTTCCTTGCTGACATTGACGCCACTGGCCCACTGATGGAGCGTGCGATACTCAATGCCAAGCACGCGCGCAGCCTCGGCAACGTTACCACCACAGGCAATTACAGTTTCTAAAGCTGCGCCTTTTTCGTCATCGGAATACGTGCGCCGTGTTTTTGTAACTGGTTTTGCGGCTTTCTTCACTGCCATCTACGCTACCTGCCCCAGCCGCGCCGCCATCAACCAATCCAGCATCGGCAGCGTCGAAGCGTCCGCCTTCCGCTCAACCTCCACACTCTCCTGCTGGTGATCCTCCGCAAGTGCCCGCAGCAATTCCGGCATCGTCCACCCGCCCCCGTCGCTGTAAATAAACGACCGCCAAAACACAGCCCAGAAATTGGAACGCAGCTTGACCGGTCGGCTGTCTGTTTCCAGCGCGACAACAATCGCTTCCCCGCTGGCGTCCACGCGCACCGTGTAACCAGGTCGGACACGCGCAATTGGCGAATTGGTGCCAATCGGCTCAATCAGGAACGACGCGCGATATTGCGCCCAGCGCATGGGCGAGAGTTCGCGGCGACGACCAGCAGCATCGAGCACGAGATACGTGCCGACGGCGACAGCAGACGCAACGGCTTTGAGCCGCGCTTTGTTGCGGGAGCGTTTTTTAGACACAGTTCGGGTATTTGAGAGGGTTGTGGGTGGCCGCACTCAACCGGTGAATTCCAGGAGCGCTGGCAATTGTAGGGCTGCAAAAACAAAAAACCGCCAGTCTCTCCAAGCGGCTCACAAATCGTGGCAGGCTCGGCAAACGGGCGGCGGATTGCGATTACTCGCGTCGGCCTATGCAATTTTTCAGGGAGAATATAGCGGGATTGGGAATTCTGTGCAAGCGGTTATTCCTGCAACAAGTTTTGTCAGGCGCTTCCCTGTTCAAATAATACTGCTGAGCTTTATCCAACTTTGCGCCTTGGCGGACGCGGTTGAGCAGTTTTGGTTGTCGCCCGCGGCTGATCCACGACAGGCGCTGACGCGATAGCACTCGCCAACATCCGGCGCATCTCCCGAACGTCGGCCAGTAGGCGACCCAGCGTACTGGCCATGCGCTGCAATTGCAGATCGTATTGCCGCACCTGGTCGGCGTCCGTTGCCGGTATTTCGTGAGGATTTGCCATGCACCGTCCTATTGGATATTCAGCCGTCCCGTCCGGTATAACTCGTAGGCTAACTTCTCTGCCGCATCCTGTGACAACCCGCCGTCATATTCGGCAATCGCGGCCCGCTCGACCAGTGCGAATTGCTCTGGCTCGTCGAGTCCTTCGAACAAATCAATAAACAAAGGGTTTATGGGTTGCGTGGGTTGCTCAGCCACTACGCGGCCTCTTCCTTGACCAGTCGCAATGCTGCGATCTCCCGCATCTCAGCCTCGCGACGTTGCAACGCACTCCAAACACAGCGCCGCATATCACGCAACAATTGCGCTTCGCGCTCGTCCGAAGTCATCGCAATGTGCTCGTCCAGCCATGTAATCATTTCGCTTTCGTTGGTCATTAGTAACTCCTTGCTAAATCGCGGAATGCCGCCTGTTGTTTGAAAAACAGCATCTCAATCTCGCCTGTCGGCCCATTGCGTTGCTTGCCGACGATGATGTCGGCCTTCCCCTGGCGCTCGGTGTCCGGCTTGTAGTATTCCTCTCTGTGAATCATCAGCACAACATCGGGCTCATAGCCGCCTACATAAGACAGGTCACTTAGCTGGGGCTTCGGGTTGCCACGCTCGGGTTTGTTTAACGGCACAACGACGACGACTGGCGTGTCGAATTCCTTGCCCAGCGCCTTCAAGTCCTGACTGATCGCCTCGCAGCGCACCTTCTCGCTGGATTCCTGCGCGCGGCTCGCGCCAGGTAAACGTACCAGATTGAGATAATCCACCAGCACCAGCCCCAGCTTGCCCTTTAACCGGCGCAGTTTGGCGCGCATCTGCATAACCGACAGGCCGGGCCGGTCATCCGTCACAATTGGCAACTCCCCCAATTCATAGCGAGCGCGGGCCAAATTGGTCCATTCTTCCTTGTTGAGCATTCCCAAGCGCAATCGGTGCAAATCCAGCTTGGCAAGATTGGCAAGCCAGCGGTCGGCGACCGTTTTGCGTGACATTTCGAGCGAAAATACGGCAACTGTGCGGTTCTGATTGCTCGTTGCCTGCGCAGCCTGCAACGCCAAGCCAAACCCGAACGCGCTCTTGCCCATCGAAGGCCGACCCGCCACGTACACCAAATCCCCCGGTTGTAGACCGCCGGTCATGTAATCCAGATCAACAAACCCTGTCGCCGTCCCTGTGATCAACTGACCGGAGCTGGCAGTGTCTTCGATTTCGCCAAACCGCTGTGCCGCCATTTCCTCTGCCGTCGCCCAAGTGTCCTCCGTACCCGCGACTTCAAGCTTTAGCACCGCGCGCTGCGCCTGTTCCAGCACGCTTTCAACGGGCTCGCTTAGGTCGAAAGCGGATTCGCGCTGGACGGTTGATTGCGTAATCAGCGCACGGCGCAGGGCGTGCTCGCGAATCGTGCGAATCCAGCTATCCACGTTCGAGTAGCGCGGCATATAGTTTGTCAATTCAGCAATCCCGCTCACCCCGCCCACCTGATCAAGCTCATCCGTCGTGCGCAATTCCGCCGCCAGCGTAATGAAATCCAGATCGCGCTTTTGCGCCAGGACGCGCCCCATCGCCAGAAATATCCGCCGATACGACGGCACAAAAAACGCATCGGCAGACAACTGCGCGGCAATCTCGGCGTACAGCCTGTTGTCCAGAATGCTGCATCCCAACACCACCCGCTCGGCATCGCGGTCGTGCGGTATCATGCGCTCAAGTTGAATTGAATTACTCGTTGCCATCCGACTTGCCTTTTCTCGCTGCGGCAATCATCGCCGCCCCACGGCCTGTGAAATCCTCGTACTTGGGCGATTTGACGACTTCTGGCGGCGAAAGTGCCTGATCCGCTCGCCATTTGAGAAAATCCTGCGCGTAGAACCCAAGCGTGACAGCCTTGCGCCGCGAATGGTCAAACGTCTCAATTTCTGCCAGCGTCGCACCGCTTTCCACCAACGCCGCAACCTCGCCGTTTACGCGTTTTTCGATATTCCCGTTGCCGTTGTGCAGCGTGCCAGTGCGATTGCGCACCAATCGCTCAAGGGAATCTCGGAACTCCTCCGACGCCTTCTGCCCGTTTGGGTCTCCAGCCGGCACGGCATCCGGCGCGGAAGCTCGCGCGCACGCGCGATTGCCTGTCTGACTGACTGCATGACTGACTGCATTGGCTAAGCAGTGCTTAGCAGTGCTTAGCAGTGCTTCCTGTCCGTCTGTCTGTATTAGCTGTGCTTCTTTTTGCGGGCTTTTGCTTGGCCTTGCCTTGCCACCTTCGGAGCCTGCCCTTGCTTTTTTTTCAGCAAACTCAGCGCGCTCAGCTAATACCTCGTCTAAGAAATCCAGGTGCAATTGCCCGTCTTCTGTTCGTCCGAGATATTCCCAGAACTGAGCCATCTCGTTGACCACTTCCAAGGGCAGCGATGTTTTGAAAGCAATTTTTGCGTTATCGGCGGGCAACCCGCCTTCGTCCAGGTAGACAACGGCAATTTGCATCAGGTAAGCACGCTGTAAGCCGTTTGGCAGCGAAGATGCTACGGTGCGAAGTTTACCGGGCCAGATTTTGAACCAGTTGGAGTCCATTAGGACTTCACCTCCATAAACTTGGCAAACTCTACTGGCTCACCACCAAACCATAGGATGCTCATTCTTGCTTCTTTGAGCGTCCTGCCGCCTTTCCGAGAATTACACTGTAAACAAGCTGCAATTAAATTATCTGTGGTGTTATCGCCGCCTAATATCCGTGGGAATATATGATCCACACACCGTGCTTGACTGCCGCAGTAGCCGCAAATGTAATTATCGCGCTTAAGAATTGCCTTTCGTATCTGACTCCAATTGCCGCGCAGCAGATTCTGCACCCGCTCCATTTCAGTTCGCTCGGCCAGCATTTCACTGACCACGTTGAAAAACAGCCTGCCGTCTCTGGTCTCGGTGACTCGTTTGACGCAGCGTAAATCACGGATAGCAAGGATGGTCTCCAAGGGTAATCGGGTAATGTCCGAAATCTCCTCGTTGTTGTCAGGGAGCCCGCCTTCGTTAAGACAGTGCATCATCATCATCATCAGGCCACTGGCTAGCTGCGGGTCTGCTACCTGATATGTAAGATTTACCCAGTCTGCCGATGTAATCTTGTGCCAATCTGCCATTAAAACACCTGTGAGAACGCGCCTGCGCGCGGGTAATCGTGCTAGTCCTGTGTCCTGGCCGCCAGTGCCGCCAGTGCCCTGTTAAATTCAGCCTCTGCAATCCCCAAATACGCGCCGCTCAGCGTCTTTTTGGCGCAGGCGTGTACCAATGAGCGCAGCGCATACTCGCGGATTGCAAAAGCGATCTCTTCGTCGGTCATAAATCCTCGCTGGTTGTGATTGATCGAAAAGGCAGGCGGCTGAAACTCGAAAGCCCGTCCGCTTTGCCTTGCTGCTCAGGTTTGCGAGACGCTGAATCAGGTAAGACGCCACGGACGGGCTTGGTGCATTAATTGCAGATGGAAATGAAATACACAAGGCCGATAGGCCGTGCATCTTACCATTTGATGATTCAACGTCTCGCATCTTCAATATAGCCCTTCCCGCCCAGTGCTTCAAGTATGAATCTCGTTTTTCGGCCAATAATGACAAGGGGTTTGGCCGGTTGGTACTATTTACGACTCGCTCACTGCCTCTCGCTGTGTACCCAGGCTTTGCATAAGCTGGCGTCCGATGAATTCGGTGTACGCCGGCGGAATTGCCTGCGAAAGTTCATTGCCAGTCATCCACAATATCCCCATTGCTTCCGCGCGTTCCGTTGTCGAATACTGTTTTACGTTATCGCGCACGCTGATGCCGCCCGCGTTACCCCAAACACCAATTGAGCGCGGCCTGTTATAGCCTGACAACGGATCGAAAATTGGCGGCCCTTCGTTATGTTGACAATACAAAGTACAAGTCAGATGGAAATTGATTAGCTCAAATAGCCGATGGCGACGAAGTTCAGCGCCTGTGGGTAAGCCTAAACCAAACATCGTGCCGCAAAGAGTGATTGCGTTTATGCCCAGCAGGGGCAAATCTACAATTGGAGCACCTTCGACGTTCTCGATTACAGAAGGTTGAGACAGTCCGTTTAGAATTTCTCGTACCGGCGTGAGTAAGTCGTTATGCGCTTTCGCTTTCGGCATCGTGCGTAAATTTGAAAAAGCCTGGCACGGCGGGCTGGCGTGAATAACCTCGAACTGCTGGACCTCGCCGGATTCGATCAGTCCGCGCAGGTATTCCAAAGCGTCAGCTTGGATAAACTCTTCGCCGACGTAGCGCGGTTGCGGCTTGACATCTACACCACGCACGCGGAATCCGGCTTGTTGATAGCCTTTCGTGCAGCCGCCAGCGCCGCAAAAAAGGTCAAGTAAAAACGGCTTCACGCGCTTACCTCGCTCTCTCCCGCTTCCAGCATCGCCTGCTGTGCCCAGAATGCCTCTTTCTCTGCCTCGCTCTTCCATGCGTGCAATAGCGCCCGATTGGCCCAATGCTTGCGCGTGTATTCACTCTGCAACTCTTTCGCCCGTTTGGCCGCCGCGTCGGCCTCCGCTTCGAGGCGATAGGCCTCACTGGCGAGCGCAGCCAGTTCGAATTCAATCGTCTCGCGCAATAAAACCTGTTCCGGTGTGAGGATGTCGCTCATTACGCTTTCACCTGTCCCAAATAGTCCAAGATCGTGTGCCGGGCCTCGTCCCAGCCCTTGCAAACCTGAACCGCATAGCCTTGCTCCGCCAGCCGTTCATGCCAGCGCTGCTGCTCTGGGCTGACGTCAGAAGGTCGCGCGTTTCTGCGCTTCATCTCGATATACAGTCCGAACTTCCCCTTGCACGCCACGGGCAAGCACAAATCCGGCACGCCAGGTTTCACACCCTCTGCACGCAGCTTCATGGCGATGACCACGTTGCGTTTGCCACCATTCGGCACGGCATAGAGCAATTCGAGTTCAGGAATCGTGACCGCTTGCAGTGACGCCCATTTCATCAGCGCAACCTGCTCTTGGTGTTCATCGGGGTATTTGATTTTGCCTTTCATTTACGCCCCCACTCCCTGTCCGTAACGAACCGCCGCAGCTTCTTCGATGTCGCGCCGTAGCAGGCTTTGCACGGCGCTGATTTGCGTGCGCAAGCTCAGCACCAATTGCAATGCGGCTTCCTTTTCTCCCTCGGCAATCCGTACGCGATACATAATGGTGTCCGTGGCTTTATCCACGATGGCCCCACGATGCGGCTCGGTGAGCTTCTTGCCGTTCTCATCTGTCTGAAGTGCGGCTTTCAGGTAGTGCGTTGAGCGTGCCTGTCGGTAAGCGTGCTCCGCCTCACCAAGCTCGCGGCAGGCTTTGGCAAGCTGCCGGTTGGCCTCGCTCAATTGCTCCACCCCGTTCAATATCTTTTCCTGCAACAACTCGCTCATAATTTGCCAAAAATGCCGACCGTGACCCGCACCAGGAGTGAGCCACGGCCAGCGCCAAACATTTCCAAACTTCACTGCACCCTCATGCAGTGACTGCGAGAACGCTCGCAGCCGGGACGCCGCTTGGCCTCCGCGCGCCGCTCTGATCGGAGCGACACGCGCAAACCATCAGGCAATCACCTCGACGCCTTCTACACGGCGCTCCTTGAATTGGTCAGCAATGTATTTGGCAATGCTTTGTCGGGCCGTGTTCGCCCATGCACCGTTATCGGCTTCCCAGAGGCCGCAAGTCGGCAACGCGCCTTCCTTGTTGCCTCGCAAGCGCAGTAAGAATCGGCGCGCAGGCTGCTCGACTTCGGCAAACGTCGAAAACGGATGCAGATGTACAACCCCAGGCATTACCGCCGATTCAGTCCGCAGCCCCGTCCTAATCACCACCTGTTGTGTAATGCCGTCATCGGTGCTGGTTTTGACCGTTTCCGCCGCCAGATTACCAATGCGCTTCACCACCTCCGCCAGCTCCTCGCTGTCTTTGAACAGCGACAACAAAGCGATCATCATGCTTTCCTGCTCGCAGTAGGCGTTGAATTGAAACCCGCGCACTTCGGGCGCGTCGTAAACAGCCTGCAAATAGGTGCGCCGCTGTTTGTGCTCAATCAGCTTGCCGCACACGCTGACCAGGCGCGGCCCTTCAACGTGCACAAACAGGTCCTCATCGCCTTCTAGCGGCTGCACCGCGTCCAAGTAATCCACCAACCCTGTCAGGCTGTAGACCTTGAGCGTCGCGGGCATATCGGGCAGGTTTTTGGGCAACGCATACACCGGCTTGGTGGTGAAGCGCTGGGATTCGTTTTCGATTGGTTTGCCATCCAGTGTGAGCAATTGCGCGTGCTCGCCTTTCTGGATCGCTTCTAAAATTTGCCGTAACCCTTCCATTAGTTAATCCTCTCTTCCTGAAATTCGGCTGCGGTTTTGGCAATCCCTGGCAAGACTTCCTGCTTTTCCGGCTTGAAAGCGGAAACCTGAATCTTCTTGCCTGGTTGCGCGCTGACGTACAGCCGGCCGTCAGCTTCGATCTTCTGCGGCGCTGGTGTTTTGACGTCGTAACTCGACGCCACTTTCGCGCGCCCGTTCTCGTCAAAATCCAACTCCACTTTGAAGGTGATGACGCGCTTGGCCTTTTTAGGCTTGCGCGCGTCTGCGTAATCCTCGGCAACCTCTTGCAATGCTTCAGACCACATCGCCGCCAAATTGCCATCACAGATTTCCGTGATTCCCACGTAATCCTGTTCCACTTCCGGCATACAACCTCACTTTCTCGACTATTCATCTTTGACCGCCGCGACAACGTGCGCATGCACGTCCACGAGCGACCGCTACGCATCAATCGGCGACACATATTGGTCAAATCGCCGGACATTATGCCGATCAAACTCAGCTAGCAGCACTGGCGCAGTGCCAGGCTGGTCAATCTCTTTGATGGCAACGTCTAACGATTCCAGCACCACGCGCGCAATGCTGGCCGTTGTACTATTTGCTTGGGTTACGCCACGCCAATGCCGCTGTTCGATCTTTCTCGCCAAGGCAAGCACGCGCTCAGCATCCGGGCGCTGTTGGACTTTGCTTAATGCTGCGCAAATTTCACGACGTTCTTTTTGACTCAGCAACACCATGGCCGGCGCGGGCGTTGTCGCCGCTTCTTGCGCCAGCAGTGCCGCCTTGTCCGTACACTTGAAGCAGTGGGTTTTCCCTGGTAAGTGTTTGCGTCTTTTGCAAATCTTGCAGCCAGTCGCTTCCAGCCGCAATTTCTGAGCTTGGCAATTTTGTTCGCGGCACTGCTTGCAGCGTCGAATCTGCCAGCGCGCGCCGACCTTAACTGGCGGAATGTCACGACTGCCGCAGCCGTCAATGCACTCGCCCGCGTCAATTCTGGCTTGCTCCTGTGCGTTGTATCGTGGTCGTGCCATTATTTTGCCCTCGTTGCACGGGTCGTCTTGACCGGCGCTGCGTTCGCCAATTCCGAAATTTTCACGCCGATCAGCACAAGGCCGACGCAAATGGCCACGAAGAGGATCGCTGCGCCCAACCGAGTGCCTGCCTCGCGTATGGTTTCTTCCGTTTCAATCTGTTTTGCCTTAGTCATGATGTGTGTAGTTGCTAGTCATTCAGTGCCAGATGCGCGTTGCGCGGGCTTCCGCGTGCGTGCATTCTGATTATCAAAAAATGAATCCAGCGAATTGGCCCGGTAAGCGGTGAGGCTTGGGCCGTTAGTCAGTACAACTTAATCAGCTTGTCGCTTCGCTTTCAGTTTCGTAATTTGGCCACGTAAAGCGCTAATCGTGCGGTCGCGCTTCGCAATTTTTTCTTGCGCTATGCCGTACTGCCGCTTGTAAAAATCCATGTCTGCCTGCAACTGTAAAAAGTTGCGCGCCATCGCCTCTGTAGCGTCAGCAATGCGCTGAAGCGAGCCGCAATTGATTTCGTCAAATGTCGCTGAGTCTTTCTTTTCACGGCCAAAGACACGCTTTGAAACCTCTCGGTATGATTCTCGCTCTGCCATCGCTCTCACTCCTGCCGGACAGCCTGCATGCCCTCCGCACAGACTGTCCGGCCACTCAGGGGGCACGAAAAGATTGCCGTAGCTTGTTTTTCCGCCCAATTGCCACTATCGCGCGGTGCGATCAGCAAGAGCAGCTACGGCAAGGGTTTTGCGAGGAAGCTTGCACAACGTTCACGGTGGATGTCGTACACTTCTCAGAGTGCCTACAAGCAAACCCTCAATGCGGTGTCCCTCCGCATTGCCAGCCCTCGCAAACTTGTAAAAGATCATTCAAGCTCTTTGCCGTACATCGCGGCGATGTGCGCGCGGAATTCCAGCTTGTACAGCGCAAACTCATTGCGATTGCGTTCCAGTCTTGCGCTCCGCATTGCAGTCAACCGCTCCCCTTCGGTAATCAACTGCTGCAATTCGTTATAACGAGGATGTTGCGCCAGCGTCGCTTTGACTTCCGCCTTGCGTGCCAGCTCGTTTTTGAATGCGGGATTGGTCGCCACGTCTACCGTATGAAAATCAGCAATCTCTGCCGATTCGCGCCGTAGCTCGGCAACCTTTCTGCTTTCGTCAAAAACTTCCAACGACAGCAGTTCAATTAGCTCAATCAACTCACGTCCTATATTGGTATCCACTACAATGTCCTTTCCCTTTTTGTTGTTAAATCCAGCGTCCGAACCCGCGAGCCCGGACGCTGGCGCATCACCGACAGTTGCAACCACGCCGCTGCCGATTCCAGTGATTCCCAGTGATTCCCAGTGATTCAAAGATGGCGGGCAGTGCATCCCCCGAAGCCTGCCCGCCTTGGCGCGCGTCCATTCCACGCTATCCCTTGGACGCGCTCCATTCTCAGGCCGCTTGGGCCTGTGCTAACTCAATCTCTTTGCGCGAATGCGCCGGTTGTTCGGCAAGCCACTCGCGTGCTGCGTTGACCACAGCGGCCATCAGATGCCGCGCGGTGCTGGCCGCTTCGGTTTCGATCACTGCTAGCGCATCATCCAGCGCAACCAGCGCAGGCAACGTCGCCTGAATCGCTGGCACAGCGCCAGGATTGCCGAGGCAGTAAAACGCCCCCAACTCCTTGACCACCCTGATTTGCGACAGCGTTACGGGCCCGATGGCAACCGCGCTGTTTGCCGTCGCCATTTCAAGGATCATTTCAGAACGGCGCGCAAACACCGCTCCGATTTCTGTGCAATTCAACGGTTCCAGTTCGGGTTGCCAGCGTGCGCCTGCTGGCATCAAGGGTCTGACGCGGCTGGCGGCTCTCATTGCTCCCTCGCAGTCGTGAAAGCAATCGTGCAAGCCGACAGCAGTACGCGATGTGCCTGACGAGCGGCGGGCGTGCCCGTCTGGACAAGCTCCATCTCGATTTTAAGCAACGCAATTGCCCACTCGCGCCACAACCCGTTGGCAAGCGGCGCACCGCCCAGGCAAATAAAGCCCCAAATCGTATTGGCAACCGCTTGCACGATCAGTGCCGCCTTGATTGCCTCTAATTCGTTATCATGCTCGGCGGCGGCTTTTACCACGTCGAGATGACCCCAAAAGAGGTCGTCAAAAAGCGTGGCCGTCTTTTCTGTCAGTCTTGGCCGTCTATTTAATGCTTTGCGTTCTTGCGCATTCTTTATCTCTTTCATCCAACACCACCAATCCTGTGAGGGGCACCGTTAAAAAGTGCTGGCGACGGGCCATGCCGCCAGCGTCACTTAGGAGATCGAGCGAGGTAGCTGGACGGGCGCGTCGTTGGTGCTCAGCTTCTACCTGCCTAGTGGTAGCGGGCTGAAACGCGCCCATAAATCGTTAAAGCACCGGACAACCAACCGGCGGCACATTCAACAGCATGTGCGCTTCGTCATCGCTGGCAGGCAGCTTGAACGTGTGCCACTCGGTCAGCAGCGCTTCAATGTGCGCCTCAAGTGACAAGTCCTGCTCTGCCGCCTCAACGCTCAGGCTGGCAATCACGTCCTCTGACAAATTCAAGGTGATCGTCATGCTGTCATCCTTCCGGCAATTCTTAGCAGCGAACGCCGCGCGACCGGGTTGGGGATCGTGTGCGCCACACGGGCCAGTGCATTCGCCGCTACGGCGGGCGCTTCCTGTTGTGCGCGTCGGCGTGCGCGTTGTGCCTGCAGTTCAGCCACCAGTGCATTCACCGCATCCTCATCAAAATACAACGCAGGGCCCCGCGCGCCCTTCGTACCGGACGGACCGGATTGCTCCGCAATCAGCACAGTCTGCAACTCTGTGGGCAATGCCACGCGTCCCGTGATCCGGTCGCGTTCGTCAATCAGCCGCACGATGGCCGGAAGTTCCGGCTTCAGGCGACCGATGGCGAGTTTTGCTTTGATAAGTGGCATTGCTTGTCTTCGATCAATCCAACGAGGCGTGAGGGATGTCGCACGCCTCGTTGGCGGGGATGCTCTAACTCGGTAATTGGGCGATGGCCTGCTGCCAAGTAATTTTGCGGTCAATTGCCTGCTGGGCAATCATGTCCGCGTCCTGCCGCTGAAGGCCGACCTTTTTGACGGCTTCCCAAAACTGTGTAGGGCCAATCTCTGCTGTGCTTGGTTTCTTTTTGAGCAATCCCTTGCTGAAAAACTGGCTGGCACCAGTCGCCAGATTGACGACCCCGACATAGGCACGCTTCTGCGCACGCTTGCTGATATTGTTCATATTGGTGGACGGATTGGGATGGTCCCGCTTTTCCTGCCACACAGGCGGATTACCAAACTTTGACCAGCGACCCAATTTGTTGGCAATCAGGTATTGCTGATCTGCTTTGGACGGTGGCGCGGGCGCATCTACCCACAGTTTGAAGCTGTCCTCTTCGCTATGACAAACACCGTCACATTGCGCAATCAGGACGCCTCCCTTTTTCGCGGTTGCCTTGAACCGATAGAAAAACCAGCCATTGGCACGGTCACGCTCCGCTTCTTGCAAGCTAACCTCGACGGAAAGCCCAAAGAATGTGGCCAGCTTCTCGGCGCCACACAACAACAATGTGTCGCCGTCCGTGCCTGGGATCGTGCCGAAATCCTTGCCCTCTTCAAGCAGTGAGCCGATTACCTGGCGCATCTGCTCATATCGTGCTGTCACGTCCGAAACTGACAGAGCAGGCATCAGCAGCTCTTGGTAATCCCGTGCCTCTAATGCTTGCGCGGCCATCGCCATCGGCGCGACCGTCGCCAATGCTGTTTGCGGCTTTGCGTCCTCTTGAAATTCGCCTTCGATAAATCCTTCCATGATGCCCCCTAGATAAGAATGCCGCCCACGCGCTCAAAGCCTGCGAGGTTCGTATTGATCGCCAACGGCGACGATGCGTGCTGATATGCTCGGACGCACGACGCACCGCATAACTCGCGCCCTTCTTCATCAGTCGGCCCGCCGTAGCGTTCAAAGTCGCGCTCGCACATTGGGCAAGTGGCGATTTTAGCCGCAGCGACCAATGCCTGATATTCAGCTTCCGACATTCCTGCTTCACTGCTTATTGCAGTCGCAGCGGTTCCACCGAAATAGCCTTCCAATGCGGCTTCAAGCTGGGTCGTCTCTCCTGCATATCGAAATCCTGTGTGTACCAACGTCCACCTCCGCGAAAAACACCCGGCGGAAACGAATTCCTCAAGACGATCCCGCCGGGTCAATCAACACCCACGCTCGGAAGGCGTTTCAAACCTTCCCAGCGGACTTGTGTCAGACCGCGTTGATCTGACGGGGCGGAATGTAGCATCGAATGTCGCATTTTGTCAACGTGAAAAGTAGACATCGAAACGATTATTTTACTAGGCGGCTTGTGCCATAGGGAACGGATGTAACAGATCAGTTACCGGCAAGGCGTACAAAGCGGCCAATTGGCACAACAATTCATAGGACGCTTGTGTACCCTTTTCTAGCCGGTATATCGTCTGCCTGTCGCAATCAACTCTTTTCGCAACATCGCTTTGCGCCCAGCCGCGCGCCTCGCGTAAGGCCTTCAGCTTTTGATGGTTATAATGTGTTGCATTCATAGGCTAAGGGTAATAAGTCCAACGCCTAATGTCAACATTCAATGTAGACATCTTGCTTCTTGTTTTGTTTAGTCGCCTAATGCGACATTCGAAGTGTGACATCGCCTACAAATCAAAATCGGGACGTCTGGCAAAATTTTGGACGGCTGGTAAAAGCTCGACGCAAGCAATCTCGGCTGTCCCAGCAGGAGTGTGCCGACCGCGCACAGATAGACCGTCAAACCTGGTATCGCATAGAGGCAGGCCAGCCCACCAAGCGAGAAACCGTGGTTCGCGTGGCCGAAGCCTTGCGCGTGCCGGTCGCGGATTATTTGCTTGCCAGCGGCTTTGCCGTTTCGATTACGCCAGCCAATTCCGACACGGAACGCTTGCGGGAAATCTGGACTGATTTACTTCCCGACAAACGTGCTGATCTGCTTGCAATTGCACAAGCACTTGCTGTTCGACAATCCGAAACTACTCACGTCCAGCCCCAACCCGACGCCACGTCGCCTTTGCCCTTAACACCACACACGAGGCGGCTCAAAATTGAAACCATTGACGACCTGGCCACCGAGTTACGGCAATTGGAAGCCGACCCTGCACAAGCCACCAAGGCCGACTTTCTCCGTGAATTGATTGCCGATCTACGCGCCAGAGAAAGGGCATGTAGCAGCAATGAATTGCTCCCTGACAGGCAGCCTAATCCCTCCGACGCTCCCGCGCTGCACACGCGGACGCTCTTTGACACTCGCCACTGATTACGGTCGCAACCCGATCCGCTACGCCGCCATCCCGGCACTGGCGCGCGAAGTTGGGTTGCAATTCGCAACGTGGCACAGACTGGAATCCCCAGCCCGGTTGATCACACATCGCCTCGGCGCGGTGCTCTACGTCAACCCGTTATTTCCCGAAGGCAAGCGCTGGCTGACTGCGCTGGAACTTATCGGTCTGTGGCTAGGCATCCCGTCACGCGATGCGCCGCATTTTGCTGTCACAGCGGCGCTGGGCGCACTCGCCAACGCTGGCTCACTGGAAGATGGCGCGGTCTATCGCACAGATGCCACAGGTAAGTGTATCTATGCCAACGAGGCTGCCTGCGCGCTGATCGGATATTCGCCGCACGAACTTAGCTGGCTTGAAGCTATCGAACCGGCGGCACGACCCGAAACCATCGCGCGCTGGCAGGAAACCGTCCGGCGTGGCATCAGTGCTCGCCGCAACCACACGTTTGTCCATTCCAATGGCCGGCACGTTCCCGTGTGCAGTCTGGCCCTGCCGGTGAAGATGGGCGATCACCTGATTGGATATGAGGGGCAGTTGAGTGCCCGATGAATGAAATCTGATTTGGAATGGCAAAAATGGGGCGAGCGCGATCCGCTCTTTGCTGTGGCGACGTGGGCAGGCAAAGAGCGGACTTCGCCTGCCGCTTGGACAGACGCCGAGTTTTATCAACTTGGCGCTGCTGACTGGGCCGACTTCTGGCGGCATTGGCAGCAATACGGCATCGCGCTCGAATGCTGCCTTGAAATCGGCTGTGGCGCTGGCAGGCTCACGCGCCATCTCGCGCAAGTTTTCCAACGCGTCGAGGCAACCGATGTGTCCCCGCATCAAATCGCCTACGCGCAAGCTCGTGTCCCGGCAAATGTCCACTTCCATCTTTCTGATTCCGTCCGTCTGCCCCTGGCTTCGCAAAGCTGCTCTGGTGTCTTTTCGACACACGTCTTTCAACACTTTGACAGCTACGCCGATGCGCTGGATGTCTTTCGAGAAGCTTATCGCGTGCTCCGTCCAGGTGGTTCGCTGATGGTGCATTTGCCGTTGATAGATTGGCCTGTCGGCACCCAATGGCTACGCATAGTGCACAATTTGCGTCACTGGCTCAGCACGCAACGCGCAGCCTACTACCGCCACCTTTTACGGCGCGGAAAGTGGCGACCTGTGATGGGCGGCCTCACGTTTGAGCGAAAGCGGCTGGCGGGCGATCTAACGGCAATCGGTTTTCGGCAGATTGAGTTTCGCGGTTTTTCCGTGACCAGTAATCAGGCAGCGCACGAATTCGTGCTTGCGCGAAAGGCGTTCAATGAAAGCTGAAGAGGCTATTGGCGCGGCGTTGGGCATCGTCATGGCAATCATTTTGCTATTCGTGCTCAACGTGATGGAAAAAGCCAGTCACAAGCGCAAGTAACTTGACCTTGCCGCGACCTCGCCAGGTTCAGCGGCAATGACGGCGGCGGGGCTGGGGGTGAGAACCTGACCCGCCGCCGAACGTAACCCGACATAAATCAAAAGTGCGCTCGGACGTTCGTTGATTTATGTCGCTTTCGATTATGCCCAAACTTAAAGACGGCGCGCATCGCCAATCCCAATATCCCGGCATCTGCCGCCGCTACAGCGCCAAGCTGAATGACTGGCAATGGGGCTACCGGCTCAGGCTGGGCGACGGCTGGACTCACGTTCACCCCTGCACGACACTTGAGGAAGCCCGCGCGCTGGCGCACCTGATCCAGCAAGGACACGCCGCAACCGTGCTCGAACTCGCTGCGCCTGCCCAACCGCTCCTGGCCGCGCTTTTTCGCCGTTACCTCGACAGCCAGCAACAAGGCAAGCCGCGCGTAGACGCAAACCGAGCTTTGCGCCGCTTTGCTATGATCCTGACGAAAGACACCGCTCTTGCCCAAGCCGATGACTGGCTCGACCGGCTGGCACTCGCGGGCATCACAATTGAGCAAGTAAAAAAGGCGCGGTTGTCTGAATACGTTGATTTCCGCCGGCAGAAAGGCGCGGCCCCAGCTTCAATCAACCGCGAACTGAATTTCATCGCTGCAGCACTGCACCGGGCCGGTGATTGGTTCGATATGCTTGAACAGTGGCGACCGCCCGCCATTCCGCGTGTGCCCGTCAGTCATAACGGAGCCAAACGGCTGATCAATGATGATGAATACCAGCGCCTGCTAGACTGGCTTTCTGCCGATACTCACCCCGGCGAACGAGGCCACCAAGCCAAAGGCCGCAAGCACGTCTACTGGATTTTGCGCGGCCTGATGCTGACTGGCGCTCGTGTCAGCGAGTTGTACAAGCTGCGCTGGGCCGATGTGGACCTCGCGTCTGATCCACCACGCTTGACCATCCACGGCACCAAAACAGCCAAGAAAAAGCCATCCGTCCGCGTGCTGATGATTACGTCCGACCTCCGCGAAGTGCTCGAAGCGCAACGCCCTTACGCTGCCAAGCGCAAATATGTATTCACCGAAGGCGGCAACCATTCGCCCAAATACTACAAGATTATCCGCCGGGCCTGCGCCGCGCTCGGCATCCCCTATGGCCGGTTCGTGGTGGACGGCCTCCAATTCCGCCACGCCAGGCACACGCTTGCCACGGAACTGTTACGCGCTGGTAGGCCAATCCACGCCGTCGGGCAGCGCCTCGGCCACGATCCGAAAACCATGCTGCGACACTATGCGGGGGTGAATGCGGCGGATGATGCGCGCGACATTGAAGCGTTGGAATTGATTGAGGCGCGACGAGCCGGAAAAGCAGTACCTTAAAAATAAATTTGCCACCAAACGGCAAATTCTCGTTTTCGACCGGCAATAGAGAGTATGAACTATAAAACCTTGCTCGACTTTCTTATTGACCTTGACGACGACTACGAACCAACACCGGACGAATGCCGGGCTTATTTACGCGCGTCAGGCATTGACCCTGACGCCCTTATAGCAAAGCTAAAGTCGCGAGTACGCGAGCTATTAAATGCTGAAAACGATGACGAAAATTTGTCAAAATTTGTCAATGCCCACCCGCAAACCGGGCAAAAAAGGCAAATTTGACACCCGAAGGGAAAGCATTAAATGAGAGAAACATTGACAGTTAAGGGGATAGCGGCGCGGGTTCGATTCCCGCCCTCGGCATTACCCAACAAACTTCACAGGCTTGGCATTCACCGCCAAGCCTTTTGTTTTGTTCAGTTGCGGAGTATTTTGCCTTCTCTCGCCAGCCTTGCGCCAAAAATTTTGACAAGAATTTGTCAATTGAAATCGCTTTACAGCCAACCCGGCGCGGAGTATATTCCCGCACGCATCACTGACAGTTCCAACCCCGCCGCCGCTTATCAACCACTACGCGGCGGCAACAATTCAAAGCCGTCGCCTTTACCGAAAGGAAAGGCGTGAGCACTCCTACCAAAAGCATTATTCACGTTGGCGATTTCGTTATCATCAACGAAACGGACGCGCCACAAACCAAACTTGTCGCCCGTGTCACTAAAATTGATCCAGGTAATGACTACATCACTGCAAAATATATCTGCGCAACTACGCACCTGACGAAATGCGCCGGGCGATTGTCTGAAGCGACTTTGTTGGCGGATTTTGGTGTTGAGCTTCAATTTGAAGGCAATATGGTGACAGGCATCCAAACACGCCCCTCTCAAGCGTTTTACTTGGACGATGGAGCGCCTCGCGATTGGCAGCCTGGCAGCGCGGCTCCGACACAACCGCTCCGTAAAAAACGGGAGGTGAAGGCGTGAGCACTCAGGCTAAGAAATACACGCGAGCAGAGGCAAATATAGAAATTGCCAAGCGCCTTTGGCCGAACGCCGAAGTCGAGCTTCTGCCGCTCAGTAAGCAAGTCAATGTTCTGATCTACGACAAGCCAAACGAGACACGAAGCTGGCACGGGTTTGACGTTTTCACAGACCGCGATGCCGCTGTGAAAGCCGTGCGCGCTTTGCTGGCCGAAGGCCAGGTTGAAGCATGGGACGTCTTTATCGGGCAATTCCACGGCTACAACCTGGACGATCAGCTAAAAACCAGTACCCGCCCGTATGAGAAGTTCTTCGCGGCGGGCTTGCTGGCAGAGACAAAAAATATTGGCCGTGCGTTGTGTGCGGCATGGGGGATAGAGTTGGAGGGAGAAGTAGAATGAAAGGCAAAACCAACTGGTCACAATTGGCATTCTTTGGCGCAACGGCGGTGCTGCTGGAAAGTATCGCCACATGGTCCAGCATTGACGTGTTTCCGCAAATGAAAGGCAAGCTACTGTTGACCTTCGTGGCGACGGTTGTACTGGCTTGGCTGATTCATCGGATTGCAGATGAACACGATCCTGACTTGAAACAAAAAGGCGTCGTGGCGTTCGTAATTCTAAACATTGCCCTACTGGTCAACTGCGTGCAGCACTTCGATTTTGGCCGCGAAATTGACGCCAGCAAGCAAAGCGCCGTCGAGATCGAATCGCAAAAAGACAAAGACCTTGAACGTGAAAAGCAGCGTGCCAATATCGCTGCGCAATTGGCCGACGCCAACACGCGCCAGCTTAAAGCCGGTCGTGACACCCTGATCCACACGCCTGCCAAAAAAGCCGGGGCGTTTATGGACAAATTGCAATCGGCACTCGTCACCGCACCGACCGCCGCGCCTGCGCCTGTCAATCCAAATCCCGCTCCCGCGATCATCACACGCACGCCCGCCGAAGTGCGCGCCGAAATGATGCCCAAACTATTCTGGGGCTTTGTGCTCTCGTTCGGCCTGAGCGTTCTGTTGGCTACCCTGCTGTTTGCCTACAAGCAGCTTGACCGGGACGGCGACAACATTCCTGACTGGATTCAGCGCGCGGCCAAGAATCTAGGGGAAGAACGATTTATTGAAGTGTACAAAAAAGAGTATGGACTATACGGCCCGCAACTCTTCCCCCCAAAAGCCTAGCGCCAGCGGATGACGAGGCCGGACCGGTGGCGGATGGAGAGGCTAGCAGGGAAGGGGGCTTCCCCCCTGTGGAAAACTTTGAAACGGTAGAAAGTGAGGCTGTGGAAAACGATGAGGCAACAACTACTTTTGGCAATACTTTTTGCAGTGTTGACCCTGATACTGGCGGCGATTTCCGACTGGGTTCTTTGGCCAAACCTGAGATTGGCGATGCAATTTTTAACGACACTGGCGGCGGTGGCAACAGTAATTATGACGGCGAGAATCGTTCTGCCGAACTTCTGGATGGATTAGGTGATGCGCCGGTGATTGATCGGGTGGCGAGCGATGTGGCAAGCCCAGTTTCCAGCCCATTCGCAAGGCTGGAAACTGACCGGCTTCCAGTACTGGAAACCACTCCTGCCCAGCCCGCGCAAGTACTCGCTTTCCAGCCCCGTTCCAGTACTGGGCGTCCAGTACTGGAAATTCCACGTAAGTGGAAGGAAACACAGAGAGATAAGCCGCCCTGTCCAGTCGGCTATGAATTGAACCCAAAAGGGGAGCGATTGATTGGAAAAAAGAAGTGGGTAGGCTATCAATTTTTGCGGGTGGATAACTGCTCAGAATGCGGTAAACGTGCCCGCCGTCCAGTAGTGGGATTTATCAGTCCAACAGCAGTTTGGAGGCTGCTACAGCGTGACCAAGAAACTCAAAAAAGACTTATCCAAATCAAACTCATCGGCGGCAACCGGCGCAAGCCAGTGCCAGTCAATTTGCGATGTACCGGATGCGCTGCTCGAACTGGAAGCAGCACTTTGCGAAGCATTGGAGAGTGACGACCTGAAGAAGATCAAGCTCCAAATGGAACAGGCAATGGAGTGCTTTCTATCGCCCGCAATTGTCGCGGTTGCGGCTGGGGTTGAACAGATTTCACGGCTGGAAAATGCCGCCTAAAAGGGAAGTGTCCGACCTGCGCGGCGGGTTTATCAACTGAGGGAGAAGTATGAATCAATCAAAGTCCCAGCAATTTGCCCTTGATACCGTGCTTGCCATTCAGGGCTTGATGGACAAAAACGGCATTAGCCAGGCGGAATTGGCGCGACGTATCGGCGTTTCCCGCTCTGCTGTAACACAGATGTTTTCGGAACCTAACTGGACAATGGCGCGACTTTTTGAGGTTGTCACGGTGATGGGTGCGGAAGTTGGAATTATCATTGGGCCGAATGTTGAACAGTTTCGCCATTTGATCGCTGACACTGAAGAAGGCGAGGCAACATGACACTCGCTGAAACCCGGCAACTCGTCGCTGATCTATGGAACGCGGGTCCCGCTGAACGCTTGGCCGCGCTCAGAATGCAGCAGTCCACCCGTAAACTTGCGCCGCACGAATTGGCCGAAGTGGTCAATTTGACGACGCTTTCGATCCGCGTGAGGCAGGCGATACCGAAACAGAAACAGAAGGGTTCATGAAAAAGAAAACACCAAAATCACTCCGTCCGCGCGGCTATCGCTGGTCACTACATCTTTGCTGCAACGATCCCGATAACGGCATGCCACAAGGATTTATTGTGGGGGCTCAATTTGGCGCCGGACGCGGCAATTACACATATGGCACTGACTGGCTGGATGTGTATCGCCTACATCTGAGCGGATGCGAGGTAGAAGTTCCGTTTGGCTGGGTGGATGACACGCATTTTCGACTTGGCGAGCAAGTTTTCGAGTGTTGCGGACGTCAAAACAGTATCGGCAATTGGTGCTGGGATGGCTGCTTCATTACCAAGCAGACACTTCGCCAAGTTGCGCCGATCTTAAAGGCTGGCGGGCTCAGCCCAGACGAGGGATCAGAATGGCTTTGGCGTTGGTGGGAGAATGTATTTGTGCCACCAGTCGAACAACGCGGGTCGCTATTTGCGGCGGCTAGTCAACCTGTACCTGTCAAACCGCGTGGCTGGATGGGCGACCGCAGCGGCAACCCGTACGGACCTTTCGAGGATTAAAAAAGATGAGCAAAAGTAACAGAGCAGACAAATCGCTTGAAGTCGCCAACATGATGCATGACATCCACGCGACGATGCGCAACGTTTATGGCGAAGACTTCTCCAAATTAGTGGCGAAGTATGAACCCATCTTGAAAGCCGTGATGAAGCGAGACAACTGTGATGAGGCCTTAGCCTCGCTGAAGCTTTGCCAAGAACTGAAACGCGTAAACAAAGAATCCTCATCCGCGACACTGGCGATCATTGCGACGGCCTGCGAGATGATTACACGCCCCGCATAACGACTTCCCTGAAACCGATGGATACTGAGGCAGATTCTTGCCGCTTTTGTAAGAAATATGACATAACGCCTATTATCGGACGGAAACGGTACATTTATTCAATCACGTACAAATAGTGGCCGGGGGGGGGTCTCCGCAATTAAGGTGAGGCAATGACAACACACAAGCGCGACGCATCCGGCATCTGCTGGAAAACAATCAAGGTTAAGAGTGACGAAGCTTGGATATTGACTGGACGCTCTTCTTATACGGCAAAGTTGCGATGCAATGAGCACAACCCGCCGTTAGCTGCCCAACCCGCCGCCCCGCCAGCGGCACCGGAGGAAGCGCGGTGAATGTAGCATCCTTAAAAAACACACTAATTTTCTACACGTCGCATGGCGACGGTACGGCAACGGTAAGTGTCCGCTTCCCCAACTTGAAAGATGCGCAGATGCTGAATAGTGCGTTAGTTGAACAGCGCGAACGCGACCAGTCGCCACAGTTTGAGAAACTGCTTGAGGAATACAGTTATCAGGATTTTATGATAAGCATTTGGCAAAACGAGGACGGCTATTTTTATCGAGTTGCTGGCCGAAAGGGTTGGCCAGGTCAAGGCATTTGTGATGCCGCTGGCACGACGCTGGCAGAGGCGCGCCGGGAGGCAAATGCGGACGCTGATCGAATTGTGGCAAGACGAAAAGCAAAAGCCCAGCAATGACGCTGGGCTGAAAGGATGATATGACATCAGAACAGTTAGACCTGATCCAATCCCACTACAAGCCGCCCTTTACCTACGATCCGCAAGGGCAAATGATTTTCGACAGTCTAAGCCGACTCGTGTTGGACGTGCGCGGCTGGGGCTGGATTCAGCATTTACACGACTCCGAGGCAATTCAAGACAGCTTTGGCAAATGGGTAGCAGAAGTGCTAACCCGCGAGATAAAGGCAATTTCAATCACACCTACTGCCCCGCCCTCGGCATCACCGGACGGCCGGCTTTCTTCTGGGCTTCCTTTATCTTCTGATCCTCATAAAACCGCGTCTGACGCAGCGGCGTGCCCATCAGGCCATAGCCTGCCGTCTCAAGCGCCGTCATCGGCACCTTCTGGCGACCAAGCTGCATCGTAGGCCGTTTGCCCTGTGCCAGTGCGGCGACCGTCTCGGCGGTCTTGGTGTACGGTGTCACGGCTTTGGCCGCACGATAGAGCGCATTGTTGCGTTTTTCCGGCGTCTTGGCGTTGTCGTAGTTCTCTTTCTGCGTCCACAGTTCTGCCATGAGTCCCACAGTCGGGCCACCGATGGCGTTCAGCGCCTTCTCTTTCGGCGTCTTGCCGAAGGGCGCATCCAGCAGCATCATCGAAGACGACAAATCCTGCTCCAGCAAGGCCGGCGCACCAAAGTAGACGCCCTCGGCGATCTTGTTGGCGAGGTGTTTGTCTTCGGGCGGGAGTTTGTCTTCAAGGGTTTTGGCCAGCGTGCCCAGGATGATGATGCCGGGGATCGAGGACAGCGCCGAAATGCTGCGCACGCCACCCACGGCCACCTGTGACACGACCATCTTGGAAATGCGCGCCAGCTTGCCGGTTTCACTTCCCTGCGGCGCACGTTGGGCATCTGCCCAGATGCGTTCCAGGTTCTTCACCGTGTAGCCTTTGAATTGCAGCAACACGCGGGCGAGCGGTTCCCGGAACAGCGGCGGAGCCCCAAAGCGGCCATTGTCGAACTCGACCTTGGCGGCCCAATCGGCGGCCATCCGCGCCTTCTCTTGGCCAGTCAAGCCTAGCTTATCGGCCATCAGCTCCCCGGCCAGATGCCCGACGATGCGGTTGGAGTCCGACACTGTGCCGAACAGTGTCCAGGGGCCGCGCTTCTCTATCCCTTCGACCTGACCGCCGGATTCTTTCTCGGCAATCTCTTTCAAGCGGGCCCGGATTTCAGGACGGCGCGCATCGGCCATCACTTTGGCGAATTCGCGCGTGGTCAGATGCGGCCACAACGTTTGGAAGGGCTGCAACCAGTTCACCGCCGCTGAACGCGGGTTATACGCCAGCACGCGGTAATAGTTGAACTTGGTCAGGAAGTTGGCGAGGCCTGACCACGGCTCATTGCCCCCACGCACGGCGTCAAGGTGGGCTTCGATGTAGTTGGCCAGTTGCGGCTTCCCTGCCAGGCGCAATTCCTGTTGATAGGGTTTGACCGTCTTGGCCAGATTGTCGAGCGTGGCGTTGCGCGCCTGCGGATTGCGGGCAAGTTCCACCTGTGCGTCTTTGAAGGCCTCGCTGATGGCCTTCCCTGCCGCGCCGCCCAGCTTTTCATAGGTGCCGATGTAATTGAGATTGCTGAGCGGCGAGCGCAGCGTGTCGCGCGCATCAGCGTCGCGGGTCAGCTTGGCCTGCTCGCGTCCGCTGAAGGTCTGTGCGATTTGCTGCTGTATTTTGCGATACGCGATGCCGTCTTTCGCCTTGCGCGCCGCTTCAAGCTGCGCCTCGTAGCCTTCAAAGCGCGTAAACAGCGCGTCCGCGTCGAGGTCAATGCCCTGCCTCTCGGCTGCGCTGACGTAGCGGTCCAGCGTCTTGACCACTTTGTCTAAGTAACGGTCGTGTGCGGCGTCATCCGGCAAGCGACGACGTTCGGCCCAGGCGGACAGTTCGCGATAGGCTTGGGCGATGTTGAGGCCGGATGAGCGGGTGTCGGGCGTGGATTTCTGCCCCATCACCTCGCGCATTTCTTCTAGCTGTTTCTTTGTTCCTATCTCTTTGCCTGGTTGCGTGATGTTCTTGGTACGCATTGGCATCAATGCCGCAACTGGCTGTCCGTTTTTCCGAAAGACGAGCACCCCGGTGTTATCTTTACCCGCTTGGGCAATCTCGTCTGGCGCGTGCGCGTCCATAATCGCACGTAAATAAGCCGCGTCTGCCGCTGTTACTTGATTCTTGGCATCTGTCAAAAAGGCGTAGGGCGTTTTCTGGTCGCCCATATACATCACGCCTTCAATCTTTAACGGACGCTTGGCCTGTTTATTCCAATCGGCGAAATGCGTCTCTAAATCCTCGTCTGATTTGTATACTTTGGAATCTTCGTTCTTTTTTAGCATTGCGGGCGGCAACTTTTTCGCACCTTCCGCTCTAATCACGAGATGTCCATCTGTGACGAATTTTTTACCAGTCGCAATGTTGCCATTTGTGGCCACATCTGGCTTAACGCTTTCGAATGGCACAATTGCTTGCCGCACAGACGATTCGCCTGCATCTTCCCAAGCAAAATCGCGTGACAACGGTGTCTGACGCGGCGCTGTCAGTCCTTTTAGCGGTGCACGTCCTGTCACCTTCGGACGATCAAGCCGGGATTCAAGCGCGCGAGCTTCCTGCGGTCCTCGCAAAGTAAACCGCCCATCTCCCGGCACCGGGATTGTGACATCGCGCCCTTCGGCCAGCATGGGCTTGGCCTCTTTGATCTTGCCGCGCAAATACTGCTCTTGTGTCGGCGTTAATCCGGTTTTGCCAATCTTTTCTTTTTCGGCGGCGTTCTCGACGCGAATCTTTTCGCTTAACTCAGGCTTCAGCATTTGTACTTGGCCCGACTCTGCGCGGGCCAATCTCTCTTGCGCCTGTTTCAGTTCTTTCGCGGCTTCATTTGATGTTGGGCTAAATTGACGTGCTTGCTCTGCCAGTCCCACTTGACGCCGTTTCGCTTCAGTATAGTCGCCTTCCTCAAAGAGCGATTGCCGCAATTCCGCATCCGTGGCACGCGGTTTCGCCACTTCCCCGCGCGGCGGAGCTTGCTCGGCGACGGGTTGAACCGGGGCATATACATCCCCTTGTCGTCTGTAGCCTTGTGGTAAGCTGTCTTTTAATCTGTAGGTGTCTACCGCCTCGGCATTGACTGGTTGGCCCTTTCGTGCGGCTTTTAAGACTTCGGCATCATTTGCAGGCCCTAGACCCGCCGCCTTGTATTGCGCAGGCGTCATTAGATGTGGCGCGACTTGCTCGGCGACGGGCTGCGGCTGGGCTGGTGCGGCTCCTGCTGGCTTCTCAATCACCACCATCCGCGCATTCACGCCCGTATTCACCGGCAAGGACGGATCAAGGAATGAGCCAGGTTCCAGCTTTTCGGATGTCCCGCCGACGCTTTCCAGCCATTCGCGAAACTCGGTGGCCTTCTTATCGCTGCCAAAGAACGAGCCTTCGCCCATAATCGCGACAAGTCGCCCTTCGGGTTTGAGCAAGTCGTAAGCATGGCGAACGTGTTCGATGTCACGCCGATTGCTAAACGGCGGATTCATCACGATGCGGTCATATTGGCCCTGCGTTTCCAGAAAGTCTTGCCCGACAAGATTATGGCCCTTTGCCTCTAACAACTCGCGCCGGTCGCTCGCCATTTCCACGACGTCAGGATCAACGCCCGCTTCGCGCAACCGGTCGGCAATGTGGCCCATCCCGGCGGACGGCTCCAGCACGGCCATTCCCTCTTTCACGTCGGCGACTTCAATCATTCGATCAGCCACGCTGGCGGGCGTCGGGAAGAAATCCAACCCGTCATTCTTGCGGCCAATCATCGCCCGCTCCATCTCTTTGATCTTGTCGGGCGCTTTGGCTTGTTCGCGCAGCCCGATGAATTCACGCAAGGCGGCGCGCAGTTCGGCGGGCGTCTCAATGCCCATCCCGGCCAATCGCTTCCGCTTGTCATAGGCAGACTCGAACGTCCACGGCACATCAATTTCGCGCCGTTTGAGCGTCTTCAGCTTGGCGACCAGTTCGTCGCCGATGTCATTGCCCAACGTGATGCGCTTGTCGTTGTCGCCTGCCCAGATGCCACGCTCGCGCGCCGCTGACGGACTCAGAATGATGAGGTTTTGCCCGCGCTTGAACGGCAACACGATGGCTTGGCCCTTAAAGCCACTGCGCGCAATCGCAGCTTCAGCGGTCGCCTTGCTGCCAAAAACAGCGCGTTCACCATCCTTGCGGCTAAACGTCGAAACCTTATGCACATTCTCTTTGGCAAACTTCAGATAGGCGTCGGTCACATCATCGGCTTCTTTGAGGATTGCCGCACCGAGCTTCTTTGTGCCTTCCTGCTCGATCAACTGGCGGCCCAGCTTCGCCAAATCCGAACGGTACGCCGTATAGGTCGGGAACGTCGCGTGATCAGCGGCTTCTTTGGTTGGCGGCTCGCCGAAGTGTTTTTCCTGTTCGGCGTAGGTCGGATACTTCGAACGCAGGTAATCGCCCTGGCCCGAATGGACGAAACTTTGCAACATCTCGACCTGCACCTTTTGGCGCACGCGATCCAGGAATTTGGCCTTGCCGGCTTCGATGGCGTCGGCAATGTTGCGCATGGTCTTCGCCATTGCCTTGCTCGCATTGGCGGCAGATTCCGCGCTTGCCGCAAAGCGCGCGCGCCGGTCGGTGTTGGCTTTGCGTTCAACCGACAAGGATTCGTCTGCACGCGCGTCCAGCGCGTCGGCCATCTCGCGTAACCGCTCCACAGCCGTCTGGCTCTTGTCGTCTTGCATCGCATCGCGACGCGCCTGCACTGTCTCTTTGGCCTTATCCACCTTGCCGCCCAGATATTCCAAGAATGCCTCGGCGTTCGCGCGCGTCTTGAATTGGAAGCCAGGAACAGCGCCAGCCGCACGATAGGATGAATACCAGCCGCCCAGCCGTTTCGCCGTCGCGTTCCATTGGTTGTACACGTCGCGCTCGACACGTTCGGCGGCTTTGACCACGAACAGCGGCTCGCCGGTCTTGGTGTGTTTGGTTTCGATTACGTCGCCGGTCATTGACTGGCTGGCTGCGCGCACTTCGGTGCGTTGCTGGTCAGCACGCGCACGGCGTTCATCGCGTGATTTGGTCGCGGCCAGTTCGTCGTATTGCGCCCGCTGTTCCGGCGTCAGCGACATCCGCACCTGTTGAAAGGTGACGCCCTCGCCAATCTCGGCAGCCTTGGCCCGGATCACGCGGTTAAAGTCTTCGAGCGTCTTCGGGTCTTCCATCCCCTCCAGCGCGGCTTTCTTCTTTTGTTCGCGTTCGGCGGCAGCTTGTTTGACCTTCTCGGCGTATTGGCTCAGTGATTCGTCGGTGTGCTTCTCGACAACCGCGCGAATGCCCTTCGTGTAAGAGTCGTCACCCATACCATAGTTGAAGCTTTGGTTCAGGGTGTAATCGCTCTGCATTTCACGGAACGCCGCGTCAACAACTTCGGCTTTTGTCTCGTTCTTGTAGCGCCAGCGCAGATCGGGAAACTTCTCAAAAATGCCATCCTTGGTCAGCTTGGACAATTCCGCCTTGATGGCTTCCTTGTTGGTGGCTAGCGCTTCAAAGGACGCCTTGATTTCAGCGGCAGTGGCTTGGCCCTTCTCAATGCGGTCGAAGAGGTCGGCGTGTGCTTCGACATTGGTGCGCGCTCTCTCGACAGATTGCGCGGAGGCTTCCGCGACAGGCTTCGACTTTGCCTCATACTCAGCATCGCGCCGCGCTTCTTCTGCCCATTCCTGCGGCGTCAGATCGCGCACAACGCGATATTTGCCCGGCTCGCTCGGATGTTCTTGCGCTCGCCACTGCGGCCCCATCTTCTTGGCGCGAATCTCAGCGGAGCGCTTGCTGATCATGTCACCGCCGCGCGTTCGATCAACAATGACTTTCTCTTTCCTTGCTGGCGTTTGCGCAGGGTTCACACGGGGCGCACTGGCAACGCTTCCCTCCCCTTTTGGCTGAGCAGGCTGGGTGGCTTTGGACGGTGAGGATTGTGAGGATTCTCCTTGCAGTTTGATTTCAGTTTGAACACCGTTCTTACTGCTAAACAGCAAGCGATCAAGGGTAACTTCTTGGCCTTCTAAATCAGTCAAACCAGCATATTTCTTGCCCGTACCTGGCTTGACATAAGCGATTGTCGCGTGTGGTTTGTAATCAGGATGCGTGTCCGTGTGCGGCATTGCATCCGCAATCTTCTTGTTTAAGCGCTGCAAATCAGGCGAGTCAACATCCACTTTCACCACATCGGCATCTTCATTTTCAAACAGTGAGGTCTTACCGAGACGCACGCGTACTGGCGGTTCACCTGCTAGAATCTGTTGAATCTTGGCGGGGTCTTCATCGTGCAATCCATACTTTACGGTGATGTGTGACTCTGTTTCGCGTCCGTCTTCGGTCAAATCGGCATCGGGAATTTTCTCGCCCAAAGCTCGCATTTTTTCTGCTACCGCATCAGGCAAGTTGACTTGCGTGCTGGAGAATTTGCCCTGCTTGCCTTTTACGATGCTGACGCCCGTTTTATTTTCAGGATTGGCTACAACAAAACGCCCGTCGGCTGTTTCGGCAATTATTGGCTTGCCTGAAATGGCCGGATTATCATGACGTACTTTTTGCTGTCCTGGCTGCGACACTTCCTCCGCCCGCACCTCGCCCGCCCTGCGCAGCGTGTTGCCCTCTTCGACAATGCGGCCCTGCTGTTTCAGTGCTTCGAGTGCGGGATTGATGCGGCCACGGGTCAGCCCGCTTTCACGGATGAGGCTGTCGCGGGTGATGGTGCCGGTGTCGGGAATGAGTCCGTGGATGAAATCGGCATCGGGGTTGGATTTATTACTCGCGGCATTATCCTGAACCCTTTGCTGCTCGCGACTGACGCCTTTGGCAGTATCTGTTCGAGGATTGCCTGACTGGTCTGCTCCTGATTGCGTCCGGCGAACATCCGGCGCAACGCGGTTCCCTGTCGAGCGTGCATCCGGTTGCACGCTGCCTGCACTTTGTTCTGGTCTTTCGGTATCCGACGCTTGAATGCTCTCATTGATCGCCTTTGCCCTTTCGATGTCCTGCGTATTTTGAATGGTCTGCTGATACCGCCGCCTGTCTTCGGCTCCCAATCGGGAAGCATTGCGGCGCATCCACGCATCCCACGCCCATTGCGGCACCTGTGTCAAAGATACCTCATCGGCATTGACTTTCATCATGCGCGCAAAGGTATTTTTGAAGGCTTGGCGTGTTTCGCCTGCGCTCGCGTCGGCATCCAGCCCCAATGCCCCTTTGACATTTGGCGACTCATAAAACGAAGTGATCCCCTTCTCGCCATCGGGCACGGTGCTTCTGAATACCTGCTGCGCAAAACGGCCAAACGGGCCTTTCCCTTCGGTGCCGGTGGCGCGCGCCTCTTCGACCACACGCCCCTGGCGCACCAGATTGCGTTGCTCGCGCGGGAAGACTGCAGACTTGTCGGACGGGCCAGCCGTGCGCAACGGACGGCGCGGGGCTGTTGGCGCGGGCGGACGGCGACGGAACGGCAAGACGTCGGCGGATTGCGGTTGCGGTTCTGGCGCAGGCTTTGCGCCATATTCCCCAACTTCCGGCACGCGGTAATAATCCCGCACTTCCCCGCCTTCATATTCGCTGAACTGGCGGCGCGGCATCCGTTCGACATTCGACGGTCGCACGTTCGGGCGCATCGGCTGTGCTGGTGGCACACCACGACGAACCGCCGCTAAGGGTTGCTGCGGGATTTCTTCGACGGGCGGGGTTTGGGTTTCGGCGGCGGCGGAAGTTTCTTGCCCAAGAGGTTGCCTTTCAATGACGGGTTGACGTGGTTGCTGTGGCGGACGTTGGCCGTGTGGCGGTCGCGCCGCTCTTTGCCGGTCGGCAATTTCAGCCTGAATACCCTGCGCTTCGGTGCGTGTGATGCCCAGCCGGTCGCGGATTTCTGTCAATTGCGGCAGGCGCCCACGCTGCACGAATTCCTGAATGATCGCATCGGCATCCGTGGCGCGCGTGCTGATGTTTGCCTCAAAGCCAGTTTCCGGCGGCGCGGAGCGCGGTTCAAAAACCGGCGCATTGTCGGCGCTCGTCGGCATCTGCTGCGGGCTGGTGACGGGACGGGCAACCGGTTGCTGCATCCGGCGCTCGCTGGCCTGCTCAATCTCGCGCTTGGCTTTGGCACTGGCCGCGCTCGCGTTGATCTGCTTCGGATCGTATTCAATCAGATGCTCGACATCGCCCACCTTAACGACCGATTGCCGATAACCTGGCGTTGGGTCGTTGTTCCATTCGCTCTGATCAAGCACGACAAACGGCGCTTGCTTGCCTGTGCGTCCGGTCGGACTGGCGGGCTGTCCGTCAGTGGCGGGAGCTTCCGTGCGTGCGGCGCGTAACCCAGCAATGCGCGAAGTCGGCGCGACTGGCACAGTCGCGGGCTGTGTTGCATCCAAATTCGGCGAAATTTCTGGCGCGGCGATTTTGGATGACGGCGGGGCTTGCGCGCGCCGGGCGGCCCGGTCGGCCAATCCCTGTTGCGCGGCGTCGCTAATCCCAAACGCAGCACCGACGGCGGCGTCTTCTGCCAGCTTGTTCGGATCAATCTTGCCGGTCAGTAACGGCTGCGTCACCAACGATTGCCCGACGTTGCCGGCTGCGCCAACACCCATTTCACCAGCGGTGCGCGCCAAGGTGCGCGGAATCGGGCGCATGGCCTGTGTGGCATTGTTGAGCATCGGACGCGCGGCCCGCGTCAGCGCCATCGGCACGGCAGTGCTCGCCATATTGACGGCAGTGTCCAACGGTCGCTCAATGTCGCCCATTGCAGCCTGTGTGCCCAGCGCGGCGGGCAATCCGCCAACTGCGCCCAATGCCACGGCGGGCAAAGCATCGCCCACGGCACGGGTCACATTTCCGGCTGTCGTTTGCCGGGTGGCTGCGTCCGCCGCTTCCTGTGCGGCAACCTGCTGCAACTGATCGTAATTCAGCGCGTTCGGGTCGGTCAGATATTTGCGCGCGGCTTCTTCATAGGCTTTGCGCGCATTCGCTTTGACGGCTTCGGCATTGGCGTAAGAAAACCGCCCCAACTGCTGTTGGATGGCTTCCCGCGCGGCAGGATTCGACGTTGTGCCAGGTTCTTGCAGGTAATTTGCGACGTTGCCCGCGACATCCTGAATCCCTGTCACTAATCCGCCCGCCAACTGCGCGCCGGTCGCCGTCAACGGCGTCACGTCGCCCCGCACCAACCCTTGCCCGATGGTTTCAACACGCTGGCCGGTTTGCGCCAGTCCGGTCATCAGGCGTCCGGGGACGCGTTTGGCTTCTTCGTAAATCTGGCTCGTAACAGGTTTTTGCGCGAATTCTTCCGCCGCCTTGCGCTTGGCTTGGAGTTCTGGCGTTTCCGGCAACACTTGCTCGCGCTGCGCCATTCCCTGCTGCAACGTCTCAAAAGGCGACGTGCGCAGGCCTTGAATCTGCTTCGTCAGCGGACGGCGAACGTCCACACTCGGCATTGCGCTGATGCGCGGTCCCATTGGTCTGGCAGGTTGTTGCGGCGCTTGCACAGGCCGCTTGGACGGCTGCGGCAGCATTTCGTTGGGAATGTCTGGCCCATACGCGCCCGGGTTTTGCTGGCTGGGGCGTGGCGTGTTGGATTTCCAGGCTTCGGCGCGCGGTTGCGCCTGTTGCTTCCATTGTTCAAACCGTCCGGCTGGCTGCGCAGTCTCGGCGGGACCACCCACCACGTCGGCATAGTGCTGGGTTTCCGGGATATTGGGCACACCGCCAGCCTTCCGCACGCGACCGGGCCCAGCATTGTACGCCGCGGCGGCCAAGCGCCGGTCCCCGCCAAACTGGTCAAGCATCTGCTTGCTGTAGCGCACCCCACCTACGATGTTCTGATCCACGTCGTATGGGTCAACGCCTAAATCGCGCGCCGTGCCCGGCATCAACTGCATGGCACCGATCGCGCCCGCCTTGGACTTCTTGTGCCCAAGGATGACGTCCGGGTCGCCGCCAGTTTCCTGCTTGTGCTGGCGCGCGGCGTAATCTTCTGGCACGCCTTGATTGCGCGCCTCTTCACGGACACGCCGGTCAGCATACCCTGTCACCCAATTGCGGAAGCGTCCTTGCGGCATAGTTTTACCTTACGTCGTAACCATCGGCCCGTGCATCTTCCAGCGCCTTTTCAAAACTGACGCCGTTGTCTTTTGCGTATTGTTCGACCATTGCGCGGCTGATTGGCTTCAGCTTGCCGCCACTGGCGGGCATCGCCGGACGCGCAGACGACTTGCCGCCGACACGCACACCTGCTTTCCGTTTGATTTCCCCTTGAATCCCGGAGCGAATCTTGCGGCGTTCGGCTTCTTCAATGGCCGCGACACGCTGGCGCACTTTGGCCTGCTCTTCCAGACTGGGCGGCTCGTTGGATTCGACAAACGAGCCTTGCTGCGCATCCCAACGCTTTTTCGGGACAGGTTTTTGTGGCTCGTAGAGGATTTGTCTTTCGAGCGGGGAAAGCTGCGCATCCAGCACGGCTTGCTTGCGGCCCTGCCAAGTGTCTTCCTCAATCTGTGCCGGGTTGCCATCTTCGGCCAAAACATCATCTTCGGCTTGGCGGCGCAATTCTCCCGTAGAGAGTTGACGATCTGCGCCCGGCTTGACATACGCTGGCCCGACTTCCCTGTTATTCACGTAGTCATACACCGTCGGCACACCATTGCGCATCACTGTCGTTACCGCCGGACGTGGCGGCGCAACGGGCGTTTGCGGCGCTTGGTAAACCTGCCTGCCGGTTGTGTCAATTACCGAATTATTGCGAGGGACGTTGTGAAACACATCGCGCCGTTTGGCTGCTTCGGCTTGTTGGCGATTCTCTTCAATCTGCGCCTCTTGCCCGCGTACCTTCAGTCCGTACAATTCATCATCCCGCTGCATCTGCTGATCCGCCAGCACGCGCCGCCCCGGTCCCATCGCAAACCGCGCCTGCGCCATCTGTTCCGGCGCAATCGTCTGCCCCAATGCACCACCCGCAAAGCCGCCAATCAACCCACCAAGGCCGCCTTGTCCGCCAGACATCGCCATCCCGTACAAGCCACCCTTCAACGCTTCCTTCCAGTCGCGTTTGCCGTGTTCGCCGACATATTCATTTTCTGCCGCCTTGTACGGCGTGGCGAACCGTGGGCGCGTGGCGATCGGACGTTCCAGCGCGGGCGCTTCTGTCGCGGGCGCATCAAGCGGCGGCATTACCTGACGCGGGCGCGTATTTACGGGCATCGCGGGCCGGTCGCTTGCGCCACCAGAGTACGAATCACGTAAATTGCCGCCCGGTTGATAGTCCGGCATTACTGCGCGCGGACGGCTCGCCGGATTGGGCTGTCCGCTTATTCCCGGCGTCAGATACTCGCGCACCTGCTCCAACTCCGCCGGATTCACATCCGCGCCCGGCGGCATGGGCTGACGACGCGTCGGATTGATTTGGTCTTCGAGCGCGCCGATGCCACGCCGGACACCGCCGACGCCGCGACGAATGGGGTTAATCAGGAAATCAAGAGGGTTTGGCATACGTCCTCAGTTCAGCTAGTCGCAGCCGAAGAATAAATACACGAGTCCCAGGAGGTTGAGCGCAATCAGAAGCAGGGGCGGCAATGGTGATAGGCAGCGCATCAATTTGCTATCCGCAAGCACCTGAACCCCGTGCCGCCACTATCTGCCGCGCCTCGCGTTACGCGCTTCAGACTCCCTGCCGTTACGTCCCATAATCGCAGCCGGGTATCGTCTGCCGTGCTACTAGGGTCTATCTCTAGTACCACCGTATCGCCTACGGTCAACTTATGACTGCCGACACTGCCAGCATGATAAAACACACTCGCACCATCCCCTGAGTCACGCCAGATCCCAACGTCATTGGCCGTTCCGCCGCCGTTGCTGAATACCACCCCAGTAATTGCGCTAACTGCGCCCGTTCCGGTTAGAGCGATTGATCCCAGCGATAGACCTGCGTCACTAATCGAAAGCCGCTCGACGCCAGCCGTGCGAAAGCTGAGCGATGAACCGCTGGACGTGTTGAAAACGATATTGCTGGACGAATCGCGGCCAATGAATACGTCATTTGTTGCCCCGCCATTGTCCGCGAAAATCAATCCGGCTGGCGTGGTGCTTGAGCCATCCCAGGTGTTTGAAATCGTGGCCGAGGACGAGAAGGTTTGCAGGCTCGAAAACGTCTGCGCCAAATTCGTGCCTGCAATTGTGTAGCTCGCGTCTTGCGGCGTAAGCGTGCGCGTTGTGCCAGTCGTGAGGCCGTCAACCTCAAAGGCCAGTAATTTTGTAGCGTCTGAGGAACCTTTGACCAGCGCAGTTGAATCCACGAACGGCTGAGACGAACCGGAAGGCGTGCGCCAACTGCCGCCGCTGTAGAAATAGAAATTATTATTGGTCGTGTCTACGTGAATCGGCGCGCGCCCTGTGTACGTGGTTGGTGTTCCGCTGGGCGCACCCGCTGAAGTAGACACGTAAACAAACCCATCAGTGGCATTTGTGGCAAGTGCCCCGCTGCCGGGAACGATATTCTTCAAGGCCGTTATCGTCAGCGCGTCGGCGTACGTATTGGCCGTGCTTGAACTACTGCCCGGCGTGGCAGTCTGAATCACTAGGCTCCCGCTGCCGCCTGTGCCTGTGCCGTTACCGGGTTTTAGTGTCAGGTTCACCCCAGCGTTATTCAATCCCGCCGTATAGCTCGCCCCGCGAATGGTGGAAGCGGCGGGCGCGGTGCCATCACCAGCCCCGACTAAAATGTTACCAGCCACAGCCAGCTTCTCGCGGATAGAGTTGGAGTCGTCCGCGTAACCTACCTGCAAGCCTGCGTTGCCGAATGAGCCACGATTTGTGCCCTGTGTGTAAAAGCTGACAAGATTAGTCGTGGTACTCCCGGTGATTCCCGGCCCGCTGCTAATTGCGCCAATCTGGTCGGATTGCAGCGTAAGCGTATCTGAGCCGTCCACGGAACTGGCGAGTTGCAGCGAAGCCCCTAGACTCGCATAAGGCGCAGGGTCGCCGCCCGCCAGTTTCAAAATTGCCAATTCACTGCTAGGTGTCGCCACACTGCCCACGAAAAAACGCATTTGCGTTGTAACATGGTCATTGGTGGGCACACTGGTCGTGTAGATGTCAATTTTCCCACTCGGCCAAAACTCGTCGCCATCGTAGCCTTGCCATTCAATTGCGCCCAACGAGCGCCCGGTCAGTACTACGGTCGGGCTGCCGCTTGTGCCATAGGCTTTGCGAAAGCGAAAATTTGCCGCGCTGGTGTCGCTGCCGTAATAGGTGGTTGCGGTTGTACGGGCGTCAATGCGTGCCAAAGGCGAGTCCGCAAAAGCGGTAGGACTTGAACGGTACGGGATAGTACCATTCGTGCTATTGATAGAAGCTCCCCCACTACCCCCGCTACTTGTCCAAGTGCCAGAGGCGCAGACCCAGATCACACCAGTCGTCGTCAACTGCACTTCTTGCGCTTTACACGTGCCAGATGGGTCCGTGGCCGAGCCTTTAAGTTTATTGGCTGTCACGTTCACCGCCTGCCCGTAGGTAGGCAGGCCAAGGACCAGCAAAAGCACTAAAGTCTTGAGAGATTTCATCTGATTGACTCCGAAATAATGATGAGGAAGGAGAGGGAGATTACTGCGCAGACTTCGGTTTAATCACCAACGTTTTGCCATCCGGCGCGACTGTAATCACACAAGACGGGCAGGTATACTTGCTCTGCATCTTGGCCAGGAACGCTTCATAGGTCGCGCCGTCGCGCTGGTTACGCAGAAAGGCCGTTTCCAGATCGCTCCACAATTGCGCCTTGGTCGCCACGTCTTTCGGTGCGGCAAGTTGCGCCGTCTCCACCAGTTTGTTCAACGCCGTCTGATTGTCAAGCAGGGGTTGCTGTACCGCCTGCCATGCTTTCACGTCCTCAGCGTCGTCAATCGTTTTTGCGGCTGGGGCGGATGGCTTCTTGTCTTCCACCTTCTTGCCGTCGTTCTTCGCCAAGTCCTGTCCCAGAATAAAGGGACAAATTAGCATCATGATCAAAAATGCTTTCTTCAAAACGAAACTCCTTGTTGTTTGGTTGAAACATTGTGCGCCTGTCCGATCACAGTCCGGCGCGGTGAAGTGCCTGCCGCTGGCGCTTCAGTGTAGGTGATAATGATCTGCACGTAATCAATATACAGATAGCTGTCGCCGCTGACGCCCGATGTGGTGCCGACCGAAATGGCGCAGCCCGCGTCGGCGTCGTTCCAGTCAATCGCGGTGGACTCTCCGGCCCAGGTGTCTGCCGATCCGCCAAAGCTGGATGTCGTGAACGTTGTAAAAAGCCCGCCCGTGGCTTTATTCGCACTGCCAATAGTGCCACTGGCGTTGACCAGTTTGATTGCGTTCCAGGCAAAACCGCCTGATCCGGCCGGAATCCCGGCAGCATTGACCTGCAATTGAACGCCATTGATCGTTGCGCCGACAGGCAAAGCAAAGCCGAAGTTTGTCAACTTCAGGTAATGCGTGTATTCACTGCCTGTGGTGGCAATGACCGAAGCGTAAGAGCCTGTCCCGCTACCCGTCGCGTTGGACGGGTCCGTCCACGTCAGCGTGCCGATGCTGCTGTCATCTACTGCCGTGCCTGCGTATTTGCTGGACGTGGCGAAATAGGCGGGGCTGGCACTCAGCCAGAAGGCCAGAAACCAATTTAGAAAAAGCATCAGAGTGCGCGCCTCCAGGTTAATTCGACGCCAATCAGCCGTGCCGTGCCTGCCATCGTGTCGCCTGCTTGACTCAATCGCCGCGCCACTTTGACGTGCATCAATTCACCCGCCGCACAGCCTGTAACCGTGATGGAACTAATTGCGGCGTCATTGGTCTGGTTGGTCGTGCCCTTGGTCGTGTCGGTCACATCGCTATAGCTGTTAAATGACGGATCATTCGTTTCACCGTCGGCTACGCACGCCGTCGCTACGCCCCAGATCACATCGCCGCTCGTGGTCGCAGACAGCCACTTAAAGTTAATGTCTACGTTCCCTGTCCAATCTGAAGGCAAACGCAAGGTGCGCTGCATCGTCAGATCGGTCGCGCCGTCGGCAAAGTCCATCACCCCCTGCAACACATTCGTGCCACTGATGGCTGCTGCGGCAGGCGCATTCGAGCTTGGCAAATCCCAATTGGCCGCCGCTGTGCCTGCGTTATTTGCGGCGGCATCTATCCAAACCTTGATGGGAATGGTGAGCGTGTTGCCCGTGCCTTCGGCGTCAAGTGTTTTATTGGTGAGCGTGTCGGTTGTCGCCTTGCCGACCAGCGTGTCTGTGGCGGCAGGCAGTGTCAGCGTGCCAGAGGCCGCCGCCGCAGCCGTGATGGTGGTTGATCCTGACGACGAGCCGTAAAACGCCAGCCCGGAGGATGTCAGGCGTAAGTGTTCTACCGATCCCAAGAGAAAGCGCATCGAGCCGCCGCTTTGCCCTTTGATGATGGCTGCTGCGCCATCCATATCCAACACCGCCGCGCCCGCCACGATGCCCGCTGAAGGCGAAAAGCCGCTTGAATACGCGGCGATGGCAATGGCTGGGCCGCTTGCGTCACTGACTGCGCTAATCCGGGCTTGCGCCGCATTGCCGCTGCTGGCATTCGTCACCACCAGCGGCACGGAACTGTTGAGCGATTTGCTGATGTCCAGCCGTCCGGTTGCTGTGACATAGGTAAAATCTGCGCTGCTGGTGATTGCCCCGCTTGAGCCAAACGCAAGTTCTGCCGCGCCAACGGTGCCTGTTAAGAGCGTGCCCGTAACAGATGGCAGCGTTGCCACAACGTTACTTGCAAGCGAAGACGGAGCCAACAGCGACGCATAATTACTGCCATTGTCCGTGTCTTCAAACAATCGCAGGTCTGTCGGGCCGGAAGCCGTCGCCAAAAGCCGGTAAACGCCCGTACCCTTTACCTGGAAATCAAGCCCGACATTGGTGTCGCCGCCCGAAGCGGTGAAAGTTGGATTCGCGCCGGTTGCGGCATTGGCAAACGTGACCTCGTTGACTGCGCTCGTTACCGTATCAAAGATCAGTAATTCGTTGCCGTTTGCGTCAGCAATAAAGCCCAGGTCGGCAAACTTCGGCGCGGTCAGTGTCTTGCTAGCCAGCGTAGCCGTGCCATCCGCTGTCACCAAACCACCAGAGGCGTTGTTGAGTGTGACGCCCAGCGCCGTCAGTACGTTCGTGCCGGGCACAGTTACTGACAACGTGCCATCGCCGCCGCTGGTTGTGACCAAGCCGTTACTGGTTAGGCTGCCCAGCTTCTTATTCGTCAGCGACTCACTACCCGCCAGCGTGGCAAGCGTGCCAGAAGTCGGCAACGTGACCGACGAGCCGCCTGCACCATTGAATGTCACGCCCCCGTTGGTTGTCGTGAGCGACGAAGCAAGCACGAGATTGCCGCCAAGATTGATCGTCTTGGCAGCGTCGTTTAGCGTGATAGTCAGCGCTTTGTTGCCGGTCAGATTCTCCGTGTTGATAATTTGCAGATCAAACGCGCCTGTACCCGTCGAGCGTATGCCTAGTGAGGTCAAGGCGTCTGCCGTTCCGCCGTTGATATCGGGCGCGGTCAATACCTTATTCGTCAGCGTCTGACTGTCTGAAGTGCCAACAATCGTGCCGGATGGTGCCGTGACTGCGGTAAAAGCGCTGGTCCCATTGCCGATCAGCACGCCGGTCAACGTGCCTGCACCTGTTCCACCGCGACTGACCGCCAGTGTGCCTGTCCAGCCCGCCGTAACGCGCAAATTGGTTGAGGATGTATTCGACCACGCCAAGGTAACGTTGGTGTCGTCCGCGTCGTCAATCGTCAAGTCTGCCGCTGTCAGCGTGTTCAGCGAAGCAATGCCCGAACCGCCGCCGCTAGTTTGATCTGTGCCGCAAGAGAAAGTCTGCGTGGAATTGTCGTAAAGCAGCTTGGAGGTTGTCGCGTTTGAACAAGACGGCAACGTTTTCAATGCGCCTGTATTTGTGCCTGTGCCAACCAAGACTTCATTGGCTGCCCAAGTGCCCTGCCCCGTTCCGCCGCGCGTCAATCCCAGCGTGCCCGAAATCACCGCCGCTGCACTGATGCCGCCTGTACCAACGGCTGTTACAACGCCAGCGGTAGACATTGCCAGCCCGTGCGAACCGCTCAGGATTTGCAAGGGTGTGGCTGCGTCAGATGAAATCGTGAACGTGGTCGAACTAAATCCCAGCTTGCCATAAGCCGTGTTTGTATTGTCGTTGCGGACGTACAACGAGGACGGCCCAACGTGAACTTCTGCCCAGCGCAAGGCCGACGTGCCCAGGCTGTACATATTGTCGGCGCTCGGGTTGATCTGTGTAGTGGTCAACGTAGACGAAAGCGTTTTGGCCCCGGCAATTGTTTGACTGCCAGTCGTGATCAAACCACGCGCCGACCCGGAAGCATCGGGGATATTGAGCGTAATCGTGCCACTGCTGGTAATCGGCGAACCGCTGACGTTGACATCTGAGCCGGACGTGCCCGCTGCCAAGGCCACACTGGTAACAGAACCGCCCCCGCCGCCTCCTCCGCCCGCTGTGGTCTGCGATGTGCCATCCGGGAAAATGATCGAAGTGCCGACGTAGATATTGCGTGGCCGATTCCCTGTTGCGCCAAGGTCTTTGGTGTTAGTCGTGCCGTAAAGGATGTGCCCTGTTGTTACGATGTCGCTGCCAAACTTGTACAACGGGCCGGACGCGCTCAGTGTCCCGTTGGTGCTTGACCACGACGGGAAATAATCCAAATTCGGGCCACTCTCAAATTTTGCCCGTTTGTCGAAGCTCAGTGTCCCGCCATCCGCCACCATGACATCGGCATTCGTCGGCGAAGCTTCGGCAGTGGCCGCAGGTAGAGTGAACGTCAGGTTGGCCGAGGCGGAGTTCGACGGCTTGAGCGTCGTCTTGTAGCCGCTGTTGTTGTACAAGGCCAGATTCAGTCCCGACGGCAACCGGGCCGCTTCGGTAAAGACGCCCGCCCGCCCAAACGTGATCGAAACCCCGTCAATGTAATAAATGCCTGCCGCTGCACTTGCGCTGTTCACGAACGCCGCTTGCACCTGCGTGGCGTTTGAAGGTACGGGCGAAGTCAGCCGCACCGGCACCCACTGATCCGTAGCCGTGATGGCCGCGATGCCGTAAGCCGATGTCCCGCCGTTATACCAGACCTGTAAAGCGACTACAGGCTGTGTCGCCTGCCCTGATGCCACATACACCCAACCCGTGATGGTGATGGACTGGCCGAGGACACGCGGCAATTCTTCCGCAGGCAGATTGACCAGCGTGGTTGCCGTCCCGCCAGACACCTTGACCGCATAATCACCATACAACTTGCGCGTATCACCCAGCCCTGTGCCGGTCTGCGTCAACGTGCCGGATGAGACGCCCCATTCGGTCGGGTTACTGCCCGCCCACACTTCCGCCCCGCCATTGCGTAATAAGTTGTGGCTTGGCGCTGCGCCCGCTGGACCAGTTGGCGAAGCGTTTGCGTTGCCTGCGTTGCGGAGCTGGCCTGTGTACGTGCTTTCTGTGCCGTTGTCGGCGAAGGTGCCCGTGCCGGATAGATTCCAGGTTAGGTTGCTAAAACGATTGCGCTGACTGGCTGAATCCACCGAGAGGTTGTTAATAGCGAGATTTTCAACGGTGATGTCGTCGGCATTGACGAATTCAAGGTTATTGCCGAATGAACCCGCACCAATGAAGCCGGACGCCGAGTTTTCAATCTTGATGTTGGCTTTGGTAAAGGTACTGGAAAGGTCTTCGACGTGGACATTGGAGACGCTGAAATAGTTGGCTCCCTTGATGTGGATGCCGTAGGTCATCGTCGCGCTTTCAATCGTGCCGCCGACAATCCAGTTGTTCGTGGTGCCGGTTGTGCCCGTCGCGCCGTCAATGAAGATACCCTTCCCCGCCCCAGGCTCAATGACGCAGTTCTTGATGAGATTGGCGTTACTGGGATAAGTCGAACTACCCTTAAACAGCATGCCACCGTCCGGCGTGCCATAGGTGTACGGGAATGGTGTCGAATTGCTGACAACTACCTGTTCAAAGGTGTTAATCAAGCAGCCTTCGCACACAAAGCCATAACCGCCAGAGGGCGTGCCCGTGCCGATGTACACGTTGCGCACGTCGCCGCGCACGAAGTTTTTCAATAGTAAGCCGTTCTGGGCGCTGTTGGTCGTGCCCACGATGGCAAGATTTTCAATGCGCGCCGTTTCAATCAGCGTCGAGCCGCCCCGGTCAAAGACGACGCAATCCGTACTGATGCCGACATTGCAGGTAATGGCCGAGCCAATGCCGTCGCCGATCAGATTGATGCGCTTGTTGACGAGTACCTGGCTGTTTGTCTTGTAATTGCCATAGGGCAGATACAACGTGTCGCCGTCGCTCATCGCTGCAATGCAGGAACTAAACGCGCTGGCGTTATTGGTCGAACCGTCCCCCACGCCGCCACAATCGCGGGCAAAGTTGACGGCTTCAATTACGCCGGTCAGGTTCGTGCCCGCCGTTGCGCTCAACGTGCCTCCGCTCAACGATAGTCCACTGCCGATGTTTAGGCAGCTTTGCGCGCGGCCCGTCGCGGCGAAGTAAATCGCCTGATTGGCTGTGCAGCTTGGCAACAGCGAATTTAGCGCACTGGTCGTAACGTAAGTTTCAGGGAGTTGTACCTGTGGCGCAGCATTGTAGGTGCAGATGTCTTTCCACGATGTTGGGGTAGTCGTCGGGATTCTGAATTGCGTGACGCTGTTGCAGCTATAACTTTGCGCCGCTCCGCCCACTAAGGCGCCATCAGTCCGATGAAAGAACATTGAGATACGCGCCTGATTGCTGGGCGTGCCGTCCGTCGTCGCGGGCAAGACCATCTCTGGCAGGTATAACGTATCAATCCCGCTCGCGTTGATCACACTGGCAGCGTAGCGCCGAAATGCGGGCCCGCCATTGTTCGGCGCACCAGGCAACACCGGATTGTTTGAACCGTTCGGGTAAAAAGAGATGGACGAATAAAGGCGAGCTTCGACGTAGGGATAGAAAATGACTGTGGTGGCACCTGACGAGCCGACATAGTTGCTGGTCAGCGTCAGCGCCGAAGTCGAAGAGACATAGCTGACATAGTAAAACGTGCCATTGATCGAAATGCGGAATCCGCCGAGTCCGACCCATTGCGTGCGGAACGCGGCGGAACTGGTCACGCTGGCTGAGCCGTTTGTCACCGTCGCACTCAGGCTGACTTGCTGCCCAAGGTTGGCAGGCTGAAAACCTTGAATTTGATGTGCCGCGATGACAACATCGGAGGCCATCACGGGCGCAGCTAACGCCAGCGCAATCAAAAGTGAGAGGATAAACTGCTTCATATTTGGTAGAATTGGGTTATGAATTGGGATAAGTTTTTCTTTTTTAGTTTTGGTTTTCTGAGCAGTGCTTGGCTGTACACTTTTGCAAAAATAAGCGAAACAAATGACAAACGTTACGCTGTCGTGCTGGCGATGCAAACTGTCTGGCTCATTTTTATGACGTATGTGGCCGCTAGGAAAACCGCCCAACCAAAGGACACGCAATGAACATAGACGACTTGAGAGTTTATCTACTGGCTCGCTACGAAACACTTACGCGCGACTTGACGCAGATACAAGACCTTACGGAACGGCTGGCCATGCTGGCTAGAATCAACGAAGTAGCGGACTTGGTACGCTTACTTGATGTCAAAACACCCGCCCAACCAAAGGACACGCAATAATGACAAACGGAACCAGGCTTACCGACATCTTTCCTGCCGGCATAATTGCCGCCTTCAATCCTGCTGGCGAATGCGTTGCTGTCGAGTCAGTCACAGATGCTAAGAGTGGGATTGTTTGCGGCAGCGAAGCTAAAACACGCGCCCAATCCCAAAATGCCCCTGAAAGCTCCACACATTCACCTTCCCCGCCAACGGCCCCGTCGGTTGTATAAACCGCGTATTCACGCCCGCCAAACCCGCGCGGAAGCGCCAGCGCGTGTCATTCAGCGGTAGATAGAATTCCCCGCCAAACTCATCGGCATTCACCCGGTTCTGCGTCTGTCCTTCGGGGAAGAAGTGCCGCCAATACCCTACAAACCGCTGATCAATCACGACGCCTGCGCCGGCTGTCCAGTTTGTTGCGCTCTTGGTGTATTGGCTGGTCGTCTGGTGTACGCCGGACACGCCGACCGTCGCGAACGGCACTACCGGCACCGTCGCCTGATCCGCGAAATAGACGCGACTCTCGACGCGACCGCGCCAGGCCGAGCCGGAACCGTCACCCAGATACAGCTTAGGTTCGTGTTGCCACTGCCCTTCGGCAACCACGGCGAAAAAGTCTTGCACTGGCAAGACTAGATCGAAGCGCAGCCCCAGCCCCGCCCCGTTGCCCGTGCCTTCGGATTTGGAATAGACGACGCCGATCCCGGCTTGGCGCTCTTGTCCGAGCACGGCAACGCTGGCAATCAACAGGATTGCGAGAAGAAGTAAGTTTTTCATTGGATTGTGAAGGAAAAGGGATAGTAGGGAGAAGACTCAAGTTTTACTCGGAGCAAGCACTTGTTGAGATATTGAGTCGCCTTCTTTGAGCCGTGATACACCATCGCGTGCATATTTCGACGCACACGGCTTGCGCTACACTTTTGCGCCAATCGCTCCGATACCCAGGACTGCCCGTCGGGCTTGAGATACGCTATCTCAGCGCCTGCCACTCCCAGCGTCAACAGCTTGAGCTCTACTCGCCCTATTGATCCCTGCTCCTGCGCGTGGCTCACGCCGGCAACCAGTAGAATTGCAATCAAAAGTGATAGTTGTTTCATGGTGTGAGGTAAAAGGTAGGTGAACCGCCGTCGCTCGTCCTGTCTTTCCGATGCCTCGCCATCCAGAACGGGCGTTGCCCCAGGACGGCAGCCTTTGCGGCGCGACCGCTCAAAGTCGGAAATGCGAACGCACTTCCCTATGCCGCAAAGATGGAGCCGAGGGCGAACGCGGAAGGGAAAGGCGAGAAAGCAACGCGCCCGCCCCGGCAAAAGCTAAAACTTCAGACCGCGACTGGTCAGAATGCCGAATGCACCATCCAAAATGATGGCAATCCAGTTGTCCTTGGCGCTGCCATACCGCACGCGCAGCTTGGCAAACACCGCATCGCGCGCCGCTTTGACATCGGCGTTATTTTGCGAGCGCAACGCTTCTTCAAGGAACGTCAACGCATCGCCCAGCAACGGCTTGCCGTAAGTCTCGACAAACCCTTGCAGCCCGACGCGCGCAATTGCGCCCCAAATCTTGCCCCAGAGCCGCATAAACCAGTTTTCGCCCTTGGCCTTGTACTGCTCATAGGCGACCGCGACCGCGATGGCCAGATAGGCGCTGCTCAGCGTGTTGAATCTGGCGCGCAATTCACTCAACACGGACTCGCGCCACAAGTGAAACTCCTGATTGGTTTTCACCTTGGCGAGCCGTTCAATGATGGCACGCGCAAAGGCAACCGCCTCCGCGATCTGCGCTTCGATGGTCGGGCCAAGCTCTGCCCCGGTTGCTTTTCGGATCAATTCTTGCGTATTCAATTCCTACTCCTTTGTTCCGCTGACGTTTCCGTCTTTACCGAAAACGCCCAACAGTGTGACACCCAGCCCAATGATGACTTCGGTAAGCTTTTGCTGCGCATCGGGGCTGATTTCGATGCCGTAGTTGACGAGCAACGTCGCCAACCCCGTCACGATGCCCACCGCAGTGGTGCGCCAGCTTTTCAATAAAACTTCCACAAACATCTGATCACCTCGATTCTGCCCGTCTGGTGAGATTACGGGCTTGCCAAAGATTCAGGTTATTTTTTGTAGGTTTGCAAAACGCCGCGCTTTTTACGGTCAAGCTCGCGCTGCTTGTTCCACTGCAACGCCTCTTCAATCTTGGTAATACTGACGGAGTTTTCACGACAGGCAAATTCGCCTGCATTCGCCTTGCGAATGAAGTCTTGCAGGATTAACAGCAAGGTCTGATTGCCAATGCCATTGACGCCAATTTCTTTGGGATGGCCTTCTTGTAACTGTATCTGGCAAACCACCCAGGAAGGCTTACCATCGTGGCCATTCGTTCGCACTTCGTAATAATGCGGCACGCCGCCCGCACCGTCTGGTCCTGCGTAGACCTCAAGGAATTCTTCCGTGAAGCCGTCAATCATTGGGTGATCTACTTTGCGTAACTCTTCAGACATTTTGTCTATCCTTTCTTGTCGCGTTTTGCGACGTAACCGACCGTTAATCGCACGAGGGCAATCGTGCCGCCCGCAAAAGCACCAACTCATTGCCGCTTCTCGCCGTTCATTTGCTTGGCGCGTTTATCGGCATCTTGCCAATCGTTAAAGGTCAATGCCGGGCCTGCATCCGCCGCCGTCAGCAGCCAGCCTGTGCGCGTGTCTACGATGACATTGACGCCAGGGGCGCGGGTTTCGGCCTTGTAACGCGGTTGCTCGTCCGTGCTCACGTTCATGCTGATACGTCGTCGCCCATCTCTTTATGAACGCCAGCAAGCGTGTCTATCCCAAATGCAGCTTTCATAAATCGGGCGGCAGCTCGGTTAGCGGCTGGGCCGCGCATCCCTTCATCCATTGCTGCGCAGGCAAGATTGCAATGGTATGTCCAAGCCCATTCAGGATCAGCTTGTAAAGCCTGCTTGAATGCGTAATAAGCCGCCGAACCGTCAGTCGTCTCGCTCGCCAAAGAAGCAACAGGGCTTACCGTGACCGCCACTGCTGCGCCAGCGCTTTTCAACATTTCTCGTCTATTCATTGAACTTCCCTTCTTTATAAAACCCCCAGCAAAACACTCAGCACACGCGCCAGGTTGAGCGGCTTCTGCCACTTCCGCGCCGTCGCTACCATCGGCGGCAATTCCGCAGTGGCAGCATCCAAGTTCACTGCAATATCCCCTGTCTCGCGCACCAGCCGTTCAGCCATCGCGATCATCTCTGGCAACTTCGGATCAGCCAATAACGCATTGACCTGCTCTGCCGACACGGTGCCCGACGCGATCAGCTTCTTGAATTCGCCCGCAATTTCCGGCACCGACACGGACAAGCCCGCCGCCAGTTGATTCAACCCAGCCGCCGTCGCGCGAACCTCAGACGTGACGCCTTTGGCTTCGACCAGTAATTCGCTGACGTGGCCACTGTTGACCGCCAAGGCGGCCTTGGTTTCCCAAATCGCAGCCTGCAATGCCGTGGTGGATTCGGTCAGCCCGTCAAGCGTCTTGTTCACCCGCGGCAGCGTCTCGGTCTGAACGTCGGCCAACATCGCATTGGTCAGCAACACCGTATCGCGGAACTTGCGGTTGATGTTGGCGTCTTCGATCTGTGCGCGCTGCGAATTGGTCAGATTCTGAACGGCGTAGGCTGTGGCCTTGATCTGGCCCGTCGTCGTTTTGATGTCGGCTAACACCGGCTCAACCGCTTGTAGATTGCGGCGCGCGGGTAATGTTAGAGCGATAGCGCAGGCCAACAAGCCAAAGCAGAGGATGATGCGCGCCAGCCGTTCGGCTTTGGAGAAACCGGAAAGGGTCATTTAGATATATGGACGCCTACATCCCAGCTAGAACGGTTTCAATTGTCTCGTGAAAAATTTTCCGTCGCGTAGAATTGGATGCGAGATAATTTGCATCCAGCTCCATCACGTCCTCAACAATATCCTCGTCACCGTTGACTAAGACTTCAATGTGTAACTTACGCTCAAATAAAAACGCCTTTACTACATCCCAGAATGCGAGACGAATCGTAGTGCGGACGAATGGATCAGGAATAATCTGATTGCGAATTGCCTGTCCGTTGATGCGGGTTTCTACGTTAAATCGCAGTCCCGTCTCTCGACTGTCGTAAGTTGGCTCTATTGATTTTCTCATTACTCAACCTTTCCCTTAATTACTAATTTGTTCCATATACAACCCACGCAACCGCGCCTCGAAGCATTCCCACATTTCCAGCACCGACCGCTGACCGTCGCCGTACAACTCGCGCAGATGGAAGATCAGATTTGCGTCCACCTTGCGGGCGCATCGCTCAGGCTGAACGATGTGCATCATACTCGTAAGATTTTCGGCGCGGACTTCTTCCGGTGATACCATATTTAAGCCTGATACTTAGCGAACGCCTTGGCGAGCTTTACATCATAGCTGTTGATTTTGTAATCCGCGCCGTTATAACCGCGCGCGAACCCCGCCCAATCCAGTCGCTGCAATTCATCCTGCAAGCCATTTTGTTGAACAAACTCAACGAACCCTTCAAGCTGTGCCCGTTCGCCTGTCTGGAATGCCGCAATCATTTCTTCAACGCTGGCATAGCCACAGACCGCAAAGTTAAACCCCATGATCTGAAACTTGCCGTAGCTGGCGCTGAGTTGAGCCGCCTGCGGATCAAGCGCAAAAGCTTTCTTGAAACGCTCCCATTCTTTTTCGCCGCGCTCATCAAAGGTCTTGCCGCTGCAATATCCGCCCGCCTTCGGCCAAGAAAATTCAGCATTTGCGCCAATCGAATACCGCCCCTTACTGTACTTGTGGAATTTGTGACGCTCAAACAAGATCACTAGCTTACCGTTGGAAAGAAAGCCTCCGCGTGGTGCTTCGACTTCACAGACGGCTTTGATGGCGGGCACTTTGCAAGCAAGTTCTTGCGCGGCCCAGGCAAAGTCTTCTTCGGTTAGTGTGAGGGGTTTACTCATCGGTATCTCTCCGCTTTTCAAGTAACCGCCGAATGCCGCGCATATCATCGTGCAGGTTGTCGAGCTTCGCGTTTACCGTGGCAAACGCCACCTCTTGCGCCCCTTGCCTGCTTTCGATCTCTTTCAAACGCGCTTGCACGGCTGCAACTTCCGCCTTGGATGCGCGCGTTAAAAGCGTGCCAAGCACGCCTGTGGCAATCCCTGTCAACGCCGTGCCGATGTTTTCGCCAAGCTTGTGCAGCCAATCACCTTCCAAAATCATTCCCTGATTCTCCGTGTTGTGCATTATTCGCTGCCTCGCAGATGGCTCGCTCGGTGAGAAAAGCGAATCGGTTGTGTGTGTCATTGGGTTATTGGGTAAATTCGCACGCCACCCACAACCCCAGACACGCCACTGTCAGCAACGAGACGATGCCGCTGGCAATGGTTGAGAGGATGACCAAGGTGAGTTTGGCGGGCGAGGGCATTATGATTTCCGGGACATATTGATGCGGACGGTCACAGATGGAGCACCGCCGCCGCTGACAGGCGTGGTCACGCGAGCGCGGAAAAATCCGCCAACCGTTTCCACTGCTTCGCCGATGGTTGCGGGCGCGGTGATAGTCGAAGCATCCAGCGTGACCAAGGTTTGCCACGTTCCGCTGTAATCCTGTGTCGGCGCGCGTTCCAGCACAATCACGCCTGCCGTAACGCCCGTGGCAAAATCGCAATCCATGCCCACGCGGTCCATATCATTCCCGGCATACGCATTGGATGTGCCCGTCGTGACGGCACTTAATGCGGTAACTGTTCTTGTCTCTCTGCCTGTGCTCATGCGTTCCTCCGACCGGCAGCCATCTGACGCTGCCGCATCAGGGGGATGACCGAATCAATTTTTTCGTTGAGTTCCTTCACGCCTTGTAGCGCCTGCGCGGCCAAGCTGGGATCGCCGTAATTCACTTTCAACGGCTCCCCTTCCTCTTTGACGACAGCTTCAGGAAATGAATCATCCAAGTCCTGCGCAATAACGCCGTCTTCGTGGCCGCTGCCGTCTTTCCAGTCCCATTCCTTCGCCTGGTAGCCGTCCAACTTGTCGAGCACGGGACGCGTGGGCTTGATATTGTCTTTGAGGCGTTCGTCGGAAGCGAGGATTGCGGCGCTCGCAACGCTTGCGCCTGCACCCATCGCTTTCCCCCAAAACGAATCCACCACTTGCGAGTTGTAGCCGCTTTCCTTCGTCGCCAGCGGTCGCGGCACGGTCAGCCCCGCCAGGAAGGTGCGCCGCGCAAGTCCCTGTTGTTTGGCGTCATAAGCTGACTGCCCCAAGGCGGCGCCATAATCCGCCGTCAACCCGCGTTCTGCTTCGCCTTCCTGCGCGATCCGTGCTGCGGCAGTGGTGCCGCCTTGGTTGTATTGGCTACGGTAACGACGTGCGTTGTTTTCGCGCGCGCGGTTGTATTGGCCTTCAAGCGCAGGTTGCAGCGTTTCGGCAGTGTCGCCGTATTCACGCAACGCTGTGATGTCGGCGGTATCTGGCGGCGTCCACGCCTCGTAAGTTGTGTTGCGCTCAAAGGGCGCTTTCTTCGCGGTTGATGTCATTGATTCTTCTCACGATGACCCACTCCGGGCCAGTTTCGACAATCTCGAACCCTGTATTACGGGCCAGTCGCAACGAAGCTTTGTTAGTTGGTGCGATTTCGGCGGTTAAGGCTTTGGCTCCGAGTTCAAACATTCGCGCAATCATTGCCTCTGCGATGGCAATCAACGTGCGAGGATGCACCTTGCGACGCTTGGCAAAGACGCCGACCGTGAACCAGTCGCGCGGGCCAGGGGCTGCGCTGAAGTAAACAACCGGTTCGTCATCCAGCAGCACGCCCCAATTGATGACTGATGGTTCCTGCTCAAACTGCGCGACTTCTTCCGGCGTGAGCGTGCGCGTGGTAAACTGCAAGGTATGGACAAGGTGATAGCGATAATCGAAGATCGCAAAATTGCGCTAGACAAGTT